CTACTGTACCATTTTTGTACCATTTTTTTCGAATTTTGAAAATTCAAGTTTGACATCTGTCTTATTATTCAAGTGGTTATACACATCCATTGTTACATCGCTATGAGCATGTCCCATGACGTATTGAGTTGCTTTTACATTGACACCTGCTCTTGCCATATTGGTACATCCTGTATGACGCATGACATGAGATGAAAACTGTTCTATGGTCCGCGTTTCGTCCGTACAAGAATTATAATTCCTTACAATATTATATAGTACATTGTTCAAAGCATTTGGCATCATTGGTCTTCCATTTTTTGTAAGAAAGACGAAATCAGTTACGCCTTCAATTTCAAACGTACAAAATATGCCAGCTTGAAAATTCTGCTTTCTTTGTTCTCGGAAAGCATCGCACGCTCTATCCGTTAATGGTATTGTTCGTATTCCGGCTTTGGTTTTAGGCTTTTTAATACGAAACATACAACCATTTCCGTCCTTGTAATTCTTATATGTCAGCTGATGATCTATACGCAATTCTTTGTTTTTGAAATCAATATCATTAAATGTTATCCCGATCAGTTCACCGCATCGAAGAGCCGTCTCAGACATTATCGTTATCAGCGGAATGTACTTTCTATATATCTTGCTCCCTTCCATGAAGTTTAAAAGTCTTTCCTGTTCTGATAGATTTAACGCTTCTTTTTTCTTTGACTCTTCTCCATATTCAGATGACAACGCATTTTTTGCAGGATTTTTACGAATAATATCATCATCTACTGCCATCTCCAACGCCGGAAATATCATCAGATGTATGTACTTTATTGTGTTATGTGCGTACTTATCATTCGACATATCAGAATATAAACTCATAATATGAGATGCTCGCAAATTAACAACCTTAATATTTCCTATCGTATCTCGAACATGAATGTTCCACATGTTTTGATAATTGATTTTTGTCCCATCATCAATAACAATGATACCAAGATACCTTTCAAACAGAGTATTTAAGGTTAGGTTCTTTGTTGAAATATCAGTAAGAATATTATCATCAATGTCTTTTGCTATGACTTTCTCTTTACGTCTCAATTCCGGCAAATCATTCGCATATACAGATGTTCTTTTACCAGTGTATGCGTCTGTATACCTATAAAGATAGATCCTATCCTTTCTTTGTGATTCTCCTGTGTGTAATTTTCTTCCTTTTGAATCTTTTCTGCTTGTTGCTGCCATGATTGCTCCTCCATAAGCCTCACGTTGTAAGCTATTAGGAACAATTCGACAAATTTCATCAGCCATATTATATCAAATATCATTCCTAATATCCATCGTTTATTCAGCAATAGAGTCCAAATATTTCTGAACTTTATTAACCGAATATAGAACTCGCCGACCTATGAAAATCCTTGCTTCTGCTTGCTCTCCTATCTTTCGAGCAGTTGCACATCCGCAAGATAATATGGCAGACAATTTTTCTATATCTACAGCAATAACATCTGGGTCATTTCGATTGAATGTTTTATTCATAAATCTTCCTCCAAATCTATTCTAGGTTTGAGAAAAGAATAAACGCTTCAGTCGTAACCCGCGTACTGAAAAAAGAAGAGGGAATGTTCTTCGCACGCCCTCTTCCAATAATCACCCTTCTTCAATTACATCACCCGTAGAATCCAAAAGAACCGAGTTGCGGGCTTTGCGATAGATGGTTTGTCCCTGAATTGTTTTACCGGAACTGTCTTTGATTGGGTTTCCGCTTGAGTCCTCAATATTATCCAAGAACACGAACTCATTAGGATATCCTGCGAAAGCCGTTCCGGTAATAATTGTACCATCTGCTTTGTGCGCGGTATAACCCTTCAACAAAGCTTCTTCCGTAACAGTATCGCCGGTAAGGTCGATCAAAACTTTATTGCCGAATACGACTTTGTTCGCAGCCATTCAACAAAACCTCCTTATCCGATCGTAACGGTCTTCCCTCCGGCAGAGTTGTCAGTTTCTACATACGGGATTGCCTTAACTGTAACCTGAGATAAGCAGTTGTACTCTGTATCCGGCATGATCGTCTGCGCTTCTTTGGATGGTGTTACTTCCTTGCTCTGCGGCTTCATATCCTCAGAACCAGACATAGCACCCTCAACGCCAAGAATCGTCACACCCTCACGAATGTTAGTAGCAATAAGCTTTGCCTGTTCGGTGGCGTCAATAGACACCTTACCAGAGCCATCATGATAACCTTGCGGTACTGTATATTCTCCAGCAACAGTTGAGATGGTGCCTTTAACCGCACCGTTGTTCTTCATAGTACCTGTAAGCTTACTTCCTCTGGCGTGCGCAGTCTTTCCTACGAGAATCTCTGCGACAGCCGCAGTATCCTCGGAAGTATCGCTGTCGAATGTACAGGTACCTGTGATCTTTGCACCGCTCTTATCATGAGCAGTAATACCTTTGAGGATCTTATCTGCACTGACGGAATCGCCAGTAAGATCGATAAGGACATCCCCCCCGTAAATGACTTTGTTTACATTCAGATTTGCCATAATGTTTAGTCCTCCATGACACTTTCATTATTTTTCTTTATCAGCAGTCTTGTTGTACTGGGATGTACTGATTCCAAGGATAACACCAAGGAAAGTATCAACCGCAGTGATGGTTCCGACTACCTGCTCTCCATACGGGAGACCCCAGATTCCAGCCAGTGCAAAATATAATGTACCAGCAGCCGGAAGCAGATACATAGCAATCCACTTAAGGATATCGTATGTCTTGTTACTCATGCTCATTGTGCTCTTCCTCCTTCTCTATAAATTTATGAATCGGGAGTTTGTCCACCTCCTGCATAATTCGCTTTGCTGAACCATTCCCGCCCATACGTTCGTAGGGTTCGTAGAGATATACCCTCAGATTTTCATATTCATCCTGGGTTACACACCCACGGTCAATATATGACATTCCAAGATACATGATCCTGTCATGTGCCAATCCAATAAGCATCTCTGTTTTAACATCTTTTTGCTCGCTTTTCTTTTGCAAATAGGCCCACAGCCCAGAAGATGCAAGAACTGAGCTAAAGATCGTAAGTACAACCTGAAACCATGGTTCCATCGTTTTCCTCCTTCTTTATGTGCAATCATGCAGACCTATCAGAAACAATCAGCTTCTTGTTGACTATTGTGATTTCCTTACTAAATAGGTCTTCGTAAAGCTGTATTAAATTCTTTCGTTGTTCTCTGGATAAGAGTTTATAATGTCCTCCCATCCAACCGCGAAACATGTTCTCGACATTGTCGTAATCCGCTTCTTCATTTCCAACCTTAACAGCAAGTTTCTTGAGTTTTCTACGCATGGCGGTAACTCGATCTGGATTTATTCGTTTTATGACTTTACCAGTATCTGTAAGTGTGTACTTGATTTGCAGGAATTTGTATTTGCTCGAAATCTTAACGATTCTAGTTTTCTTACGATTGATATGGATTCCCAATTCAGCTGCAATTTTACAGATGTTTTCGAGCAAGTCTTCAAGCTCTTCTTTACTAGGATTCATGATGTACCAATCATCCATATACCTTCCATAAAATTTCTGCTGACGCACATACTTAACATAATTGTCAATGGGATACGGATAATAAATCCCAACGACTTGTGAAAGCTGGTCTCCAATATTGACGGACTTCTCCATCCACTTTTCGCCAGTGAGCTTCTCTTTTTGAATGTTCCGGTACTCCAGTTTATTGAAAGTATCGGTCATACAGGTCTCGTATTCCTCGTCAGACATGTACGAAACATCAATCTGGAAGCCCTTAAATATCAACGTTAAAAGCCAGTCAATAAACTCATCGTCATCAAACAGCTTCAACAATTCTCGTTTGGCAATCTCATGAATAATATTGTCATAGAACTTCGAAAAGTCACCGAATAGAATATAACCGTCATTTCCGTATAATTGGTAGTATTTGTGAAGATGGATTTCAAATCGTTTTCTCTGTTGTGAAATCCCACGTCCTTTGATAGATGCGCAATTATCATAAATGATGTGTTTCTTCACTTCTGGAAGCAAAACTTCATCACACAGAGAATGTCGAACAATGCGATCACGGATTTGAATACTTGTAATAGGTCTTATTCGGCCTCTTTCATGCAGCTCGAATTCCTGCGTCGGTCCATTTTGAAGTGTCCTATTGATGATATCATCTTGGATTTCAAATATGTACCGCAGGAAATTCATCATGAATTTTTGCGTCGATTCTTTCCACTTGCTGCTCTTTACAGAGACCTTATAAGCCCTATACAAGTTATTGGCGTCACAGACAATCTCCTCGTAGTTCATAACCTATTCACCGTTATAACAATACTTACCGTAGTAAATTGTATTAGGCTTTATTATTTATCCTTGCGGAACGGATAGCATCTCCTTCTTCGTTGGTTAATCGAAGAATCCGGACGAACTCCATTAGAGTTCGAAGCGTTGTTGTAGTTCGTATTGCCATTGTTGTTCACATTGGCAAAGTTAGCCGAAGAAACGACGCAATTTTTTAGATGTTACCCTTTTTCTAACCGCGACTTAATCGCCATGTCTCTTTGACGCCACCTTTTTATCAATCCGATTTCTCGGTCGATAGCTTTAACATACCGGTTGTATAAATTCAGATCTACATCAAATATTTCAACAACCCGTTGTAACTCATTGATGAGCTGCTCGCAATTTACAATGGCCGCATTCTGGTAATCTCTCCTGGTCTCGTACTCGTGCATTGTCCGTGGGTAAATGGTATTTGCCGCTCTAACATTGCTCGTTATCAAGGAAGCACACTGGTTTACTTTCGATTTGAAACTCCGCATCAGTTCCCTGTACTTAGCAAAGTTTTCTTCCGAAATTTCTCCATACGCATACTTCTTCCGAACAAAGCCGTCCACATCCTTAACACCAAATCCCCTCTGCATAAGGAGTATCAGCATATCATGCAACTCGATCGAGTACGTAATCGCTTCGAATTTTGACTCTTTTCTGTCGCCTAACAGAACGCTCATTCGTAATCTTTACCGGTGATCTCAGCGAACTCCTCTTTGGTGATCCAGCCCATCTTCACCGCATTACGAACTCTGGTCTCATTCCACATTTTCATGCTGTACCAAAGCTTTACTTTACTGTAATTCTTGCTATGTTCCATGGTGATCCTCCTTCTTAAAGCTCTACATTGGACATCATCGCAATGTAGGCGATGTCAGACTGCATTTTGGTTCTGGCAAACTCCTCCTCAGAAATATCTCTAAGGACAAACCAGTATTCGCCAGGAACCTGCTCAACGATCTGAACCAGCTCCATATTCGGATGAACAGTCTCGGTTGTTCCGTCGCTGATAGTAACCGGAGAGCAGTTATCTGCAAATGCGGATTCCTCAATCTTTTCTGTAGAAATGAAATTGTTTCCGTTCAGCTTAAGATTGGAAATCTCAGTTCCATCACCGAGGGTAATTTTATAGATTTTATCTTCCATGATTAGAAGCTCCTTTCAAAAATATAAACGGGGCACAAGGCCCCGCGATTTTAATTAACCAACCGGGAAGACCGGACGAACTCCATGAGAGTTCGAAGCGGCGCTGAAGTCCGTCGGGCCATTGAGGCCAACCCTGGCAAAGCCAGCCGAAGAAACGACGTCTCTTAACCACTGGTTGTAAGATCTGTTTACGATGAATTTAGGACACACCATGAACAGCGCCAGCTGAGTCTTGCTGATTGTGTAGATGCTCGGAACAGTAGAACCGTCAGAAGTCGGACTGAAATGAAGATGCCCATACATCATAGGTTCGTTCGGGAGCTCAATACTGGAATCAAACCATGCTCCACCGGACGGTCTTCCGTTTGCAACCGCATTGCACAGGTATTCTCTGTGAGTAAGAACAGAACCCTGGAAAGCCGCATTGACGATTGTCTTTGCGTTCGCCAGGTTCTTTTTATACATCTCAGAACCAACGTATCCACCTGTTGTAATATTGGTAGTATTCATCTGTGCATTGTAAAGCGCTTCATCCGGCATGATCACAAGATGATGGCTGGTAAATGCAGTGTCACCGCAGTTGTACCAGTAATCCATATCAACGATACGCCAGATACGGCCTCCGATACTCCAATAATCGCCAAGGAACATTCCTTTAAAGGAACCGTCCTTAATAGCAGCTTTCTGTACCGCTGTCAGAGCTGTTCCGAGATTCTTACCTCTGAAGATAACCCGGCGAAGCTCCACTGGAGCAAAGCTGTCCAGCATAGCAAAGAGCGCATCTTCAGCAGCGATAGCCTTGTTTCCTTCCGTAGTCCCGACAAGAAGTTTGTTGCCGGATGCTAATGCATTCACCTGTGTAAGCTCGGAAAGATTTACTCCTCCGATAAAATCTTTGGAACTTAAAAGACCGATTAACGCTTTTGCTAAAGCATCTGCTGCGATGGTCTTTGTTCCGTTAGGTCCGTCAAGCAGAAAAATATTACTTGCCGCTAATGCCTGGACCTTTTCGTAGTCTGTGATTTTCATTTAATGAATCCTCCTTTATTTGATGACAAAAATAGCCCGACCTTCAATAACATCGCCATTGCTGTCACGGAGAAGATCACTGGAATATGTACGTCCAATGACCGTATCCAAATTGCTGTCAGTAATGGATGCATCCGAAGAATCGAGCACGTCTCCATAAGTACGGTATCCATTGTCGTAAAGCTTCTGATATACCGTGTATTCATTTTCAAGGTTGGAACTGAACTGATTAAGAATATCTACCTGCTTCTGTAATTCCAGAAGTTTTTTCGCAAGACTCGCTGCCGTATTGCTGTCCAGCAGTGCCTGTAACTGCTCAAACCAATCACGGAATTCCGTTTCTGATTTCTGTTTCCAGTCAGCCATTTCAGCAGTATTGGTGCTTGTGTATTCGTTGAACCACGCCTCCCATTTTTCTTTCCAATAGGTACTTGTGGCTTCCATATCTGCTGTGTGCTCCGAGTACCAAAGGTTCCACTGAGCTTCCCATGCCAAATATGCTGACTGAATCTCCTCGGTCTGTGCCAGGAACCAGGTAGACCACTGCTCTTTCCAAAACTTATTTGTTTCTTCCATATCAGTAGTCTGCTTTTCGTAGAACTCTTTCCACTGGTCCTGCCATTGGGCAATCAAATCATCGATTTCAACCTTGTCCAATGGAGCCGTTACGAATGGACACTCTGAAGTTCCAACACAGTTCGTGATGTTTGCCTGTCGAATAGAAGTGACTCCGGCGCCGACATAAATATACGCCAGTGGATATTGCCAGCGATCATTTGTCTTCACCATCGTAGGTTTCGTTGGATTCGATGCTGGGGTTCCTTTAATGATTTTGATGTCATTTGCTCTGACGGCCTCTCTCGAATCCACTTCAAGTACAACTGCATCATATCGGTTCAACAGAATCTCGGACTGTGGAACTACTAACGGTAACAGAGCGTCATTCAGCGTCCAAGTGTGATTGAACCAGGCTCGTCCGACACCAACGTTGATAATCATTGCTTCCGATTCTTTTACAACCATTGCAGTTCCGACATGCTGCAAGATTCCGTCCTGAATGATTCCATCGAAAATGCTGGACATCTGAATAGCATCGTAGCGCCGATCTCCTTCTTTTGAATTATAAAATCCAAATGTTACACTCACTTCTTCATCACGCTCCTTCCTGTTCTATAGTCTTAAAAGTCGGATAGACGGAATAACCGTCCTTATCTTCTGAACGAACAATTTCAAGAATACGAGCTTTTGTCTCGTGTCCGTATTCGTTCGCAATCTGTACAATGTCCCCGTTAAAGAAATCTTTTCCATACTGGAACATGATAGTTGTTTCCGTTTCTCCCTCAAATGAGGTAATGCTCACATTTTCTGCAAGTTTTTCTTTTCCTCTTTGCTGCAACTGAGCCATATACTCGGCATCGGTCAATGCATCATCACTTCCAACATTCGAAGAGATGTCACGAGCATCCGTAAACAGTTCCCTACGATTCAAACCAGAACCACCGCCAACTGTAGTGTATCTTCGACCAGCACCCTCGCCTTCTCCACCAACCAAAGTCACGGTTTTCAACGAAGCTTTGGATTCGATATAGTTACTGTTGATGATATTCTCAAATTTCGGAGAAAATATAACGTATGGATTCTCTGTCTGATCGTATGACCTGTCAGAACCGGCATACAATTCAAAGACGAACTGCTTTTCATCGTTCAGCGTAATCTTGAAACCGATACCCTGCTCCTCGCAAATTTTCTGAATGACATCGTATAGATTATCACCTGTATATTGAGCTTCCAGTTTCAACTTTGTAATTGCCGGGTCGATTGATTCTTTGAAAATAAAGTTTGGAATTTTTCGATTGCTGTCTGATGGGGAAATTACATTCTCATTGAGCAATGTTTTAATTCCATTTTGAAGATTTCCGCTTAATAGCTTCTGTCCCCAGACGATTCGCCTATCGAGAATAGATTCTAACGAGCGTCCAGTAACCGTTACATGGTTACCGTCTTCGGTATCGGAAGTAATCTGGATTTTTTCTACGATCATCACATGCTCAGATTCCTTGCTCTGCAAATAATAGTCCTGTTTGATATATTCCAGAAGACCATCTCGCATTGCTTCATACAGCTCAAAGTCACCATAGGCATAATACCGATCAGTCCAGATGAAGGATTCGTACGTATCCACGATGGAGACTGCATCCAGGTCAGTGTTTAAAATCATCACATCCATAGTGCTTATACCCCCTCGTAGACAATACGGTTCTCAATCTTAAACTGTAAATTTGTACTTCCGTACTCAGCTGTATAAGCAAAGATGTTGTCACCCTTCGCAAGCTGGAACCAATCTGCATTTTTATCCAGGCAGTTCAAGATGTTTGTAGTCTTTCCGTTTCTAAGAAGCGTAATCGACTTGTTTCCTTTTACAGTGCAGATGATAATTTCGTCACCTGCTATAATTCCAGAGCCAGTGAATTTCTCCAATTTATCGGTATCGATCCGCATCACTTCACGAGTACCGGTATTATAGATTGTGATATTGCTGGCTTCACCGATTGCATGAATCGTAATAGTCACTCCAATTTCAGCGTCGCCATTATACACAACCACCTGCTCTGTTTCATTTTTGATTTCTCCCATTTCCAGCAACGGGTCCTGAAGCGATTCGTTACTGAAAGGAAACTCAAACAGTGCCTCTACGCCATAGAAGATAGTCGTGTTGATTCCGTCTTTTCCAGCAGAATAAAAGAAAGGATTCGGACACACGATTGAGATATCCGAACCCTCATCTTTACTGAAGATTGCTGGATCATTTGATTCGACGTACCCTTCAATCTCCGCCTGCCTGTTATCGGTTTCGATAAGCATTGTGAGTTTCTTTTTAATAGGAAAATACTTGTATGAAAGCTGTCTTACGTCTTCGATGGAATCCTTCCACATATACGCAAGAGAAATAACAATGTTTCGGCTCGGCATCCTTGAAGAATTGAACAGGCTTCCATCGTTTGTAGCGATTTCTGTCGTATTGATGTTCGCTTTTCCCGGCCCCAAGCCAGTTACAGACTTGATGATGAAACCGGATTCCTCCGGTCTCGCTAAATCAAGTCGGATACTATCGCCAAGATAGTTTGTAAACGTGACTGCTCGAATCAAGTTTCCACCATCCTTTCCATCGCCGAGAACTGATTCTTCGTCTGCCGATAAATCTCTGTTCTCGACAGTGCCTTAGGCGAATAGTTATTCTGTACAAATTTGTAAGAGTTTCCTGTATTCGGATTGGTATCTTCATTTTGAAGATTCCGCTCACGTGATGCTGCAATTCCTGTGCTGACAGTCAACGCCTGTGATCTGCTAAACAGTGTATTCAGTCGATGGCTCTTCTCTTCAATGTCTGACAGATCCAGAATCGGTCGAATCATAGGCTGAGTATCAACGCCGTTGTCGATCATATCCTTTACCTTTGCGATTGCGTTTCCAAGACCTGTTTTTGCTGATTTAGCCATATCAGCACTTGCGTTGTATGCCTTTACTGCATAGGTTCCGATTGCATTGACGAATCCCAATCCAAAGAAATCACCGATATGGTATCCTACTCTGGAAGGTGAATGTTCGTCCAATTCGTCTTCTGCTGCTTCTGCCGCAGCCCTTGCCATTGCTCTGGCTTTCGCTTCTGCGCGATATGTGTTCTCACTGATTCCATCAGCAAAGCCCTCTACCAGGTAAGCACCTGCCTGTTTAAACTGATCATGGTAGTCCCGGATAGCCGTTACAGAAGCATTAAGATTCCCGGTGAAGGCAGTTTTTACTTCTTCGGCTTTTTCCTTAATGCCAGCAATGAACTTAATCATGCACTGCATTCCTGCATTTTGAAATTCCGGATACTTGTTCGCAATAGCTGTGAGGCATGAACTTAAGATGTTTACAAACGCATTTCTAGTTTCGTAATCTTTCGATTTGATTCCGGCAATGAATTTGATCATGAGGTTCGCACCTGCTGTATTGAATTGGGTTTGCTTGTTGTTGATAGCAGTAACACAACCGCTAATTATATTGGTAATGGCAGTTTTGGTATTTCCGTCCTGAGATTTGATTCCGGTGATGAATTTCGTCATCAACGTAGAGCCTGCCGTATTGAACTGGGTTTGATAGTTTGTAAGGGTCGTAAGTACAGCCTGCATCATGGTCGTAAACGTAGATGTCATATTGCTCTTTTGCGCATTAGCCGCATTGATGAATGTTGTCAGCATAGATGTTGCGGCTGATGTCACTCTTCCGCTCGCATCTGTAAATGCGTTAATAAAGCTGTCGATTCCGTTATTTCCAAGCTGTGTAAGCGCTGTACTGAAACCGCTCATACCACTCGTATCCAACTCAGCCATTCCCTTAGCCATCTCAACAAGGCGATTTACCTGTGTGATTACGCTCGACATGATTCCGGTATCAATTCCAGAAATAGAATCCGAATAACTCTTAATTCCACTTCCGAACTGAACCAGACTGTCACCGAAACCGCCAAGATCGTTGTCGCCAGTAAACCAGCTTACAAGTCCTCCGGTATTTGGAATGGTGTTGGCAAGCTCCACTAGGGCTTTACCAGCTGTTGCTGAGTTCGTAATAGCCGCAGAATCCATACCCATAATAGCTTCAGAATATGCCTTCATAGCTTCACCGAACGGTACAAGTTTCTCACCGAAAGTATCAACATCGTTGTTTCCAGTAAAGAATGCTACAACGCCACCTGTATTGGGAACAGTATCAGCAAGCTCGACTAAAGCCTTGCCCGCCGTTGCAGAATTGACGATTGCATCGGCTTCCAGTCCACGAACCGCATCGCCAAATGCTTTCATTGCTTCGCCAAATGGTACAAGCTGTTTTCCAAACTCACCCATATCGTTTTCACCAGCAAAGAATCCTACGACACCACCAGAATTTGGAATGGTTGTTGCCATCTCTGCCATGGCCTTGCCAGCGATTGCCGCTTCTGTAACGGCATTTGCATCGAGTCCAGTAATTGCATCCCCGAACTGTCTCATAGCTTCGCCAAATGGTACAAGCTGCTTTCCAAAGGCAGTCATGTCATTTTCTCCTGCGAAGAAAGACACTAATCCGCCTGTATTTGGAATTGTGGCTGCCATTTCAGCTAATGCTTTGCCAGCTGTCGCCGCATTTGCCACGATTTCCCCGTCCATGTTTCCGATAGCTAACGAGAAATCTCTCATAGCTTCGCCAAACGGTACAAGTTCCTCTCCGAACTTAGATAAAGACGATCCTCCTGTAAGCCAAGAAGTCAATCCCTGTAAAATATCAGCCGCTGTCAGAATAAGCACAGTCTCGGCTAATGCCTTTACTCCGTCCATCATAGATGGCTGAATCTGACTAGCTCCCTGTAAAAACGGCTGAACATTATTCATAAAAGTGGATAAATCAGCTCCAATTTGCGGGAACTGACTCGACACACCGCTCATAAATCCGCCGACGATTCCACCAACGAACTGACCGATTGCCGTTCCGATTCCCTGTAAAAGCTTTCCACCTTCTCCGATAAGCCAAGAAAGTCCTGGAAGTTTCGATAAGAGTCCGACGGCTGCAAGCACTAACGCCATCTCAGCAACAACCGCACCCATACCAAGGATTCCAACCATTGCTCCTGGAACAAGCGATGCTGTTGCACTAAGAGCAAGCATAATAGCTGATAACAGACCGATTCCGGCAATTCCTTTTAGCAAAGCTCCAGTATCGATTCCTCTCAGTGCATCGACGATACCAGCGAAAAATGCTACGAGTACATCGACACCAGCTTTAATCAGTGACGGCAGATTACTAGCAATACCATCTAAAATTCCAATAAGGAATTTGAAAGCTAGATCTACAATTTGAGGCGTATAAGTAACCAGAGCCGCTAATACACCAACCACTAATTGTAAAGCTCCGTCTGCCAGCTGCGGTACACAGGATACGAAAACATCGATCAGCGTTAAGACAACTGCCTTTACAGCTTCACCAATAGCTGGCGCTCCGGCAGCAATAACTTTGCAGATTGCGATAATTCCTTCTCCGACTTTTGTAAGAACAGCCGGAATTAAGCCAGCGATACCAGTAACGATAACTGTCAGTGCTGCTACGATTGCAGTCGCTCCAGCGGCACCAGCAGTTGCCAGCGCTGTGAATCCGATAGCAAGTGCCGAAAGTCCTGTGCCAGCTGCAAGTAAACCCGCTCCGATTGTAAGAACCCCAACACCAATCAATGCAAACGCTCCCGATAATGCCAGAATAGTCGGAACCAATGGTGTAAGTACCGCGCCTGCTACGCCGATAATTGTGAATGCTCCGGCAATAGAAATAAGTCCTTTCGCAATCGCTTCCCACGATAACGCTCCCAAAATACTGAGTACCGGCGCAAGAACAGCTAAGGCTCCGGACGCAACCAACAATGCTGCTGATCCACCAAGCGTACCTTTCATGAAATTGAGACTGATAGCCAACTCAGCTAAGGCCCCACCCATGACGGTAAGACCTCTACCGATCTCTTCCCACTGCATACCTCCGAATTTACTCATACAGTTTGCAATGGTTTCAAGTGCGCCGCCGACGATAACGAGCCCAGTTCCAATACCGATCATGTTCTTCGGCATCAGATTAACAGCAATAGCTACCTCTGCAAGTGCGCCGCCCATAGCAGTTAAACCTCTGCCGATTTCATCCAACTGTAATTGACCAAAATCTTTTACAGCGGAAGCAAAGATTTTCATTGCAGCGCCAATAGCAATTAAGGCTACGCCAGTAGACATTACGTGTTTTGCATTTCCAGCCAAATTCGTAAAGACAGCAAGTTCGGCAAGTAATCCACCGATTCCAGCTAATCCTTTTCCAATCTCGCTCCACTCCATCTGACCAAAGTCTTTGCAAGCGGATGCCAGAACTTTCATTGCCGCCGCCAGAATAACAATTCCAGTCGCAGTGCTAAGCATTTTTCCGTTAAATTTTGCAACTCTAAGGAATACAGCAATCTCAGCAAATAAGACTCCGACTCCTGTTAATCCACGTCCAAGTTCATCCCACTGTAATTTCGATAAATCCCTACATGCCGAAGCCAGGATTTTGATAGCTGCTCCAAATATAATTAAGCTGGTAGCGCCTTTCATAACTTGTTTCTGACCGCTTGCCATGGCTTTAGATGAAGCAACAACAATAGTCGTAAGACCGGCAATTCCAACCAGACCTCTCGCAAGTTCACCCCAATCAAGGTCTGAAACTTTCTTCAAAGCTCCTGCCAGAATAGATACTGCAACTGACATAGCGATCATCGCGGTACATGCTTTGGATACTTTTCCCGTATCACTGCTGATTTTGTTAAAAATCGCCATCGCTCCAAGTAGATTAGCAAAGAGAACTGTGATAGCCCCAAGAGAAACTGACAGTTTATCGCTATCGATCAAAGAAATAGCTACGATAGAACCAGCAAGCAAAGCGATTGCTGCTCCGATTTTAAGTAACGTTCCGGCTTTAAGATTTGTCTGATATGCCTCAAAGCATCCTCTAACGCCGTCAAGGATTCCAGTTACACTCTTTAAGAATTTTGAAATTGATAAGGCAATTCCGCCAACAGCAATGCTATTAAGGACATCAAGAACTCCACTGAAATCAGCATCTCCGAGTTTCTCGGCGAGTGTTCCCATCATAGTCCCGACTGCATCGGCAATACCGCCAGCAATTACTTTCACAGCGGTCCACAATGCTTCCATAACTTTGAGAAATTTACATTTTTCAAGTGCTTCGCCCATCATCTCGAAAGCAACGATGACTCCGCTCTTCATTTTTCCAGCACCATCACCAATCTGAGCCATGCGATCATGTACTCGTTCAAGGAATGAGTGGAATAATTCAAATCCAGGAAAATCAAACTTCTCCCCGGCAGTTTTTCCAAATTCTTTTACTTTTTCTCCGGCAGTTTTAACAAACGTAATAGCTATCTTTACGATATCAACAACCGTCGAAACTGCTTTGCCAAAGACATCTGTCTTCTTTACCGTTTCATCAAGCTTAACAAGATACTCACCGAAACTTCCAGTAAGTGATAACACTCCGTTTCCAGCCGGTAAGAAAAGACCAATCAATTCGCCGACACCACCGGCAACAGCTTTGAAAGCTTGTCCGACGATATCAAGCACTGCAAATACGCCTTTAAACGTATTCTTCAGATTCTTTGAACTTTCTTCCCCCATTTTGAATTTTGCTGTCAGATCACGGATACGCTCTGTGATTTCGGCTAACTGTTTTCCAGTCATTGGCGGGAAGATTTCGTTGAATGCCTCCCGAACCGGCTTGGCAACGCTAACCAGTCCCTCGAAAACATTCTTTACTGCTTCGATCATCATGGTACGACCGCCAAGGTCTTTCCAATCCTGAAGCATTTTATTTCTCGCATCGGCAGAAGCATTGATTACGGCACTGAACGTATCGCTCACCTCAGTAAGTAATTCTTTTGCCTCTTCAAAGTCGCCGACGATAATTTCCCAGCTTTGTGTCCATCCTGACTGGGCAGCCTCTTTCAACGTGTCGAACAGCTGAGTAAAAGTCTTTACTTTTGTTGCTGCATCGTTCGCTGTTTTACCCATCTCCATAATGGATTTGATCTGATCATCGGTATATCCCATGGTCCGAAGCTGATCTTCGTTGAGATCACCTGTAAATTTTGCCAAGGTTTCAGTCAAGATGTCAGAGGTAAGCCATCCTTTACTAAGGGTCTCTCTGAATGAGCCCTCATCTTTGATCATTTCGTCAATGGCAATTCCATGAACTTTAGCCGTTTCTTTCAGCGCATCCTGGAATACCTGACCGCCCATACCAGCGTTTACCACTGAGTTCCAGTCCTGCAATTTTACTGTTCCTGCCGCTAATGCCTGTGAAAGCTGATACATAGCGGTACTTGCCTGCTGAGAGTTGGAACCTGATACGGCTGCAAGGTTCGCAATACCCTTGATAGCTGCTACAGATGTGTCAAGATCCACTCCAGCCGCGGTGAACGTACCAATGTTACGGGTCATTTCCGTAAAATTGTAAATGGTCATATCTGCGTAATGGTTTAATTCATCTAACGCATTATTTACCTGGTCAAGAGTAGTTCCTTTTGAAGAGGTATTCGCAAGGATTGTCTGAACGGCATTGATCTGGGTCTCATACTCCTCGAAACCGGATTTAATCGGATCGATTGTAAAAGCAGAGACCAGATTTTTTCCAGCAGCAAGTGCAGAATTGGTAATGTTCTGTAAAGCGGTAATCGCCATTACTTCCAACGCGGAAAATCGCACTCGTACAGTCTCAACTGCATTGCTAAGTGGTGACATATTTCCACTGCATTTATTTGCGGCATCATTTACGGTTTCTAAGCCTTTTGCTGCCCCTTCGAGGTTAAGACTCTTCTTCAACTTATCGAGGCTTGATAAACTGGTCTGAATATTCTGCTCAAACTGCTTGTTATCAAACCGCATTTCGACGACACGTTCATCAACGGTTGTACTCATAGCTTAGTAACCTCCTTCCATGCCGCATCTGCAATTTTGTCAAAAATAGGCTGGATAGCAGGATTGATGTAGTCTCGCCCCTGTACCCAGCCGCCGTTTCTTGTTGCATGTCCGTACTGCAAAATAACTGCAATAGGGACTCCATTTTGAATATTTGTGTTGTAAAAGCTGATCGACACAGAACTTTGCTTCTGCTCTATCTTGTAGTGCCACGAATTTGCCGTCCGTCCCGTATCAACTGGTGTTGCAGACGCAAGGGCGGCTACGCCCTCTCGACCATACTTATCGAGGTCACCGAGACGAACCGATTCCTTTGCTCGCTCTAAGAATCGAGTCAGCTTAGAAAAATCACCCTTTTGTCTGAACGTGATCATGTGAATCTCCTACTTTGCTAAGTAAGCACTGGATGAGAAGCCCGTATACTGTATACCATCAAGTACAAACTGGATGTACAGCCACTTAACTCCGTTTGCCATTGTGTAGTAGCCATAGCATTTAACCTTAGTACCAGCCGGGATTTTACAAAGAGCTTTCTTATTGGTTCCGGCATCATTACGGCAATAAAGAACTGCCGTTGTTTTATATTCACCAGCATAGGTTTTGTTAAACTGCTTGGCAGAACAGGTAGCCACCACTTTCTTTGAAACTGACTGGTTCTGATCCTGTTTGGTGTTGGACGGTGTTACCGCTGATCCATTCAGAATCTGATTAACCATGTTCTGAACTTCTGAGTAGCTGTATCCGTACTCAGTAAGCAGTTTCTTACGGTTATCACCTCTCCCCCACAGTCCAACAATTACCTCATGAGCGATGGTTTTGATATCTTTGCCCTTGCTTAATCCAGGAGCGGAAACAGCATTGTCGTCGTACTTTGGTGTGATGAAGCCGCGGATGAATTTTCCATTGATAGACAAGGTTCTCTTCTTAACCGCATTACCGTAGTTACCCTCTTCAACAACCATGTAACCGGATTCCTTATGCACCTCGATCACGGTACCAACATGATCTGGATTGCCTGTGTTGTCGCCGATTCCGTTATCCTGCCAATCATACAAAACTCCATCCCCAGGACTCGGGACATAAGCATCATTCTCCTGCCAACATCCCATTTTCTTTGCTGCCTCGATAAGGTAATAACAGGAAATTTCCATGGGCATAATACTCTCATATCGGAGAGCTGCCGCTAATGCAGACCAGGTACAAGCACACCAAGCCCAGTCATAGCGCATACGAATCCCACGAGGAAATTTGCCAGAACAGATCTTCTCGAAGAAGTCGTTATATAAATCAATAATGCTTTTGTGTGAGCCGTTAGATTCCTTCTTTCCATCCCAGGATTCGACAAGATTAACGACGGCCTGTCTTGATTTCGCCATTTTTATCACTATCCTTTCGAATTAAATTTTTTTCTGTTTGCGGCATTTACTTCCGCATGATGTCTATACAAATCTCGTTTGCTCCTCTTCTTCGGAGGCTTATTTTCCGCATTGCAAATCTGGATAAGCATTAACAAACGATTCAAATGCCATTTCTGACACTCAAACGGAATGTGATACGCGGTCATCCAGTAATAGATAAGCTCACTGGTTATCTGCTGCCTGTTTATTGGACCGCCTTTTTCTTCCTTAACAGTTGAAGCTGTCATAGGCGCCTCAATATAGGCATTTACCGCATCAATGTGAGAATTGGTAACACATTGATAAACAAGCGGATCAACATTCTGTGTAAGGGTCATACAACGTATATAATCAATGGTTTCTTCATAGGTCTTCTGCTCTTTAGATAGGAAGACTTTGCACCATTTACTTTCCCATTTTGAAAGTGAAACGAGCGAATGCTCCAAACGCAACTTCTGTTCCTTTACAGGGATAAATCGCTGATTCCGCTCATCCCACAGATCAGTTCTTGGTATCGTAAGTTCAAGCATTCGATCTCACCTCTTTAGTTCATGGTGGCAACCACAGGAGCAATCTCCGGATTTTCCGAATGCTTCTTGATATCTACAACTTTCGGAATTACATGGTTTACGAATTCAGCGGCTTTGCTGTCATCTGTAGCCAGTTCCATAAACAGAAGATTGTAGAACTGAGTGCAGGCAAACTTTCTGGAAATCTCTTCGGACTTCTCGAAATATGTGCCGTCAGCACTCTTCTCTCCGTATGCCTTTAAGATAAATTCCTTAAAGAACTTGATAATGGTCGGCTGATCTTTTGCATCTACGATGCGCTGAAGCATCTCAGCAACTCCACCAGCTGTGCCCAATTCCATCTCCATAACTTCTGTTTCGGTAAGGTTGAAGAGCTTTGTTTCAGTGCGTTCAACACCATTAAAATCTTTATAAGTCTTTGTTACTGCATACATGATTTTGTTCTCCTTTCAAATAAAAAGGAGTCGCCAGCTTTCCTGAATACGACTCCATCTGTGGTTTGTGTATTATTTTTTTTATTAACCTTCTGCGGTCATAATCTTAATTACTTCATCCGGAAGCGGAAGTCTCGGTTCAACACCATCGTCTGCTTCGGCAGAAGAAGGATCTTTACCATACAGGATCTCTTCAAGAGCAGCCAGTTTCTTAGCATCGACCTTGGTAGAATCGAAGGTGAGAATAGAAGTAGGCTTCAGCTTCTTTCCATCGATTAAGGTTGCAATCTCGACTGGTGTGGTGCTGAACTCCCAGGATAAGGTAATAGCTTCCGGGCTGTCATTTACAGTGGAATAACCCTTCTCGGAAGGAGAAGCTAAGCAACCATAAACGAGATGAAGCTTATAGCCGTAATCGTTGGAATCAACATCGTTACCGAGAAGTGTCTTGTAAGATAAGCCGAACATTTTACGGTTCTGCTGTCCTGCAAACACTCCAGGGGCGATTTCTTTGGAACCGTCGCACTCTGCGAACTCATCCGGTGCCATATAAGCTTCGATTGTGCCGCCAAATTCCTCTGCGGACATAAGGTTCAGATACTTGATGTTGTCTGCATAAATTGCAGTAGGTTCTGCTCCAGACGGGCTCTCTGTTACGGTGCTAAGACCGTTCCATGCGGTACCAGAGTTATATACGCCACCGGTCTGAATCGGGTAAAGGACGCCCTGGCTGACACCGGTCTCATACAGGCGCTCGCCAGTCTTGTCCCAAACGAGTTTCTTTTTCATAGAATTTGTCCTCCTTAAAAGAATATTTCAAAGACATCATGGTTTAAGTTGTCTTTCGGATAATGCCGATTGAATCGACTTGTCGGCATAGATGCTACTTTGCCAACGAGAGAACTATCCGGATCGCTGTCGATGACTGTTACTGAATACTTTCTCGCAGACAAATAAACCCCGTCATTCGCAAACGTATTCTCGATATCGTCGAGAGCGTAAACGATGGCGGGGTATTTCATTTTTACCGATGACGGTGGTTGAAAATAAGCACGACACTCTGGTCCTTTGTTTGGACACGAGAGGATGTCGCATAAAGCATTATGCAGTTTCAGTCGTCTGCTCATTGTAAACACCTCCAACGGTTAATATTAAACGGGGATACTGAACTTCAACATTTGAAATTTTCCATTTAGCCCCCATATACTCGATAAATCTCATCGAATGAAAATTCGCATAAGCAAACGGATCGGCTACGATGCTGAACTCATTCGACACATTGAGATTGTCATTAAGGTGGTCCGAACTCTGATACTGTCGAGTATTCCGAATAACATCTCCGTAGTAATTACGAACAGTAATCTTCTCTCCCCAGACACCAGGTCGGATCTCATCTGTTACAGCATAGCCGATTACCCCGTAGAATTTACTCATTTTGAATTTTCTCCTTTAAGACTTAGGCTGTGTGATCCTCGGAACCGGAAGAAGCAGTTGTTACGTCCTCTTCGATTGCGATTGCAGAGTATACACGAGTAAGAGCACCAGAGCATCTGGTCTCAAGCAGGGATTTCTCCTGGTTGAAGTCGATATCGAACTGAGTGAAGTGAGTAACCTCTCCACCCTTGGTTGCACCGAGGGAGTAATCAGCCAGATTTGCGATAATGGCAACCAGCTTCTTCTTTTTGCTGTCGGAAGTAGTTCTAGTCTTACCCTCAAACTGCTCCGCAGTATTGATACTGCCAACATTCAGTGCAGTGGCAAGTTCGGTCTTGGAAGAGTAAATACGTCTTCCGTTGATGTCTCTTGCCAGGAGCATCTGATTCAGCATATGAGGAGTAATGAACAGATCCGGGGTACCGGTGCCCTTATAATCCTCTCTTGCATACAGAACGGTATTGATCATGGCCTCTGCGATGATGTAGTTCTCACCAAAGTTAGCCGCGGTATTGGTTCCCTGAAGTTCTTTCTTAGCAGCTGCGACATCGAGATCAACGTGAATGGTGTACAGATCATCATCCAGCCAAATCGGTCTGATGTGATCCGGAGAAATCTTGCCTTCATCTCCGTCGTCTCTGCCATCACCCAGCATGATTGCAGTTGCCAGCTCTTCATTGAGCATCAGGCGGTCGATGTTGTACAGGTATGCCACATAGTCGAAATCGGTGATGTCGATGATATCATCTCTATGCAGCGCACTCTTTACGTACACAGTCTGAGGGTCGGTAGTTCTGCGAACCAGCTTGAAGTTGCCAGTCTGCTTCTTCTGTTTTCCCTTAGTATAGCCTTTAGCCTTAAGAGCATCGATGTTACGGATATCTACCTGGCTAGTTCTGATTCTGGAAATCGGACTCTTATGAACTTTGTTCATTACAGTTGTGATCCAACCCTGGTCGTTAGTAATCAGCTCCGGTGCACCAGGACGTACATCCTTGTATTCCGGGAACAGAAGTGTTACATTGCCATCTCCTGTCTGAGCAAATCCGCTTGCAAGAGCATCATGCTGAAGTGCATTCTCATTAGCATAGATCTCCAGCGCGGTCTGGAATGTTCCTACCTGGCTTGTCTTTGCCAGCTTAAGGATTTCCTCCTGGTCTGCGTGAGACAGAAAGCTCTTATCATCGCGCTTGTCGGTGTCAAAAACATTGTGTTTCATATTGTCATCTCCTCCTTTAGATTCATCATCCTCTTTTTTAGGATTTTCTTTGTCTACGAATTCAGCCATCATGGCGAAAACTGCTGTCTGCTGTTTCTCGTTCATGGATTTAAAAATGTCTTCGATAGTCTCAACCTTATCGTCTTTTTTCTCTCCATTATCTGATTTGTCATTAGGCTCGATTTTTTCTTCTTCCTTCTTTTTATCCAGCTCATCTGCGGAATGCTCCAACCGACCCATGATCATTTCATTATAGCCAATGACAATACCGGTTTCCCCATCGCCATGCATCACCACATCATCGATAAATGCTCCTGGATTTGCACCGGCTAATACCAGACTTACTTCTCTGATAATGCCATGAACAACATCGTGTCCGGCCTGTTTAAGCTGATTGGCAAAGATAGAAAGAGACTGTACGTCGCCATGTTTTACAAGTTCCCGTGCAGTCTTTCCTGATTCTGTATCATTAAATTCACAGAACGCATAAACTCCTTCATCTCTATTTTCGAGATGAGCTAATCCAAGCACATTCGCCGGATCAGCATGATTATGCATCCATACTAACGGGACAGTCTGCCCGTTCTGTCCTTTGAAAGCGTCTTTTTTAATGACTCTTCCATCGGCACACTGAAGATCATTTCTAGTGGCCCAGCCACCAAAGTCATACTTCATTTTGATTTTCCTCCTATTTTCTGATATAGTACGATAACGGATGCGATGTCTTCTTTGATGAGCTGGAAGACTTTTTCTTTGATTTCTTGACCTTCTTGTACTCTGACTGAATCTTGTCAAATTCATCCTGATAGGTTTGTTCATATGACGAATCAAGGTCAGCTTTAGCCGCTTTGTAAGCTTCTCTAACTGACTTAACCGCTGCTTTAAGCTCGGAGCTAACTTTTGCTCTTTCACTTTTAGCATTAGCATGGTTCTCAGCTTTTTCTTCCTTGGTATCGGACGATACTTTCACTTTCTTGTTTGTCGCATCTGTTCGAACACTAGCCTTGTCCGTTTTGGCATCGCTACTGATTTTTGCTTTATCTGATTTTGCATCGTTTCTAAGCTTTGCAATCTTTGCGGTTCTTTCAGCAACACGCTTAGATCTCTCAGCCTTAGATAATCCTGATGGAATTTCTATTGCCATCAAACGCTCGATTTCGGCATCCTTTTTATTATCGATTCGTTCCTTCTGGCTAGATGATTCCTTTTCAATTTCTTCCAAATCAGAATCTTTATCAGTATCGATGCTTTTCTTCCTATCGGAAGCATTTTGGGTTAAGGCCTCATTCAGTTCTTTCAAACGAGAAGATATCTGTTCCTTCGTTGCTTCTGCTTTTTCACGAAGTTCCGTAATTTTCTGATCTCGCTTTTCCTGCTCTTCTTTGACCTTTGCTGCCTTTTCAGATTTGATATTATTTTTTGTATAAGACCAAATCTTCTTTCCCTCATCATTCAGCGATGTGATAGAACGGCCTTTTAACTCTCTGGTACGCATATAGTATTCATGCGCTTTCTGAGGATCGTAATAGGGCGATGCATAATGTCTAAGAACCGCAACTTTAGGTTCATCCATTAAGAATCATCTCCCTCCTTATCATCGCCAGACGTATAATTGCCGATGATGTCATCGATTTGTGCAGAAATGCTGTCAAGAACTTCATTAACCAGAGCATCGTAATCACTGGTATCGCTGGATTCTGTTTCTTCACCGCTCGTCGTAGCATCTGTTACGGAACTACCACCAGGCTCACTTAAATTGCTGTTTCTCAATTCATCAGCCTTAGGATCAGCGGATGGCTTCCAACCAATTACCTGTCTGATTTCGTTTGATGTAGCAATTTCATTTCTGGTAAACTTATCAGAAATTTCAGCAAGATCAGCTACCGGAACAAGCTTGAATGGATCTCTAAAGAACATGATTGACTTGTTTTGGGCTCTGGCAGTCTTCGTTAAGAATTTTCTCTTCATTTCATCAACGATTGCGGAAATGATCGGTTCGATTGTCCGGTTGTAATAATTCAGCATAGTCTTCTCGTCTGCGGTACCATCTAAGATGCTCTGAGTAATTCCTAACTGGCTGTAAAGCATACTCGTTAAGTATTCAATCTGCTTCATTAGATTGTTTTCCAACGAACGATTCAACTGTGTGATTCGCTCTGTTCCGTCAGTATAAGCAATGCCATACTTAGAACCGGACAACTGCTGCTCGATATCTTTACGCCGCTTCTCTGCCTGCTGACGCCTTGCCTCTGATTTAATTACATAAGGTAGCTGAATGATCAAATCCAACTTGCCGGAGCTGCTCTGTTCATCGACAGCATCTAACAAATTCAATTTTCGAATAAGCCTCTGCATCGTCGAATTCGGTTCGTTAATTACCGCATACAGTGGATTTTCTACGATAGCAACCGTATCTTTCGGAACAACAATTTCTTGTTTTCGCCCAGTATTTTCGTTATATACCTCAACACGGACGTGACGAGGATACCAGTCACGAATTCGACCAACTCGCATCGAAAGAATCTGATATCCTTTTGTGTCATCTGGATCATCATCGGTATCCACAGGAATGATTGCTACACAGCCTTCATCCATCATGGACATAACAACATCTTGGATAAATGCCCTACCAGTCTGATCAAGATTGGCTTCCAACGACAAACATTCGTTTAAACCGCTTTTTATAACATTTAAAAACCGCCCTTCATCATCCAACTGAACGTGCTGAATGTTGATGGCGGCTACGTCTAAAGCGATTCTATTGTATACGGACGTGACTATCGATCTTTCGTTTCCTCTGGTAAGGCGAAAACGATCAGGACGATATGAATAACCCGAACCGATATTCTGTGACATCATGGTAGGGGCTCTATTGCGAAAAGCATTCCAGGCATTTTTAAACCTGGAACTTAATGATAAATCCATTTTGAATTCTCACCTCCTAAAAATAGGCAAAAAAAAGACCCCTTTTCTTAAGAGGTCTCCAGTAATTTTACACCGGTATTTTGTTCAGTATAGATTCGCATATGATTCCGTTACTATCGGGATTATAATGCTCGTCTAAACACTTCAGTGTCAGGAAATTCCCAACCTTTTCTTCTATGTCTGCCCAATATTCATCGGTCTCAGATAAACCGTTAAAATTGCAGTCCAATCCGAGTGACTGCATAAGGTTTATTTCTTCTTCACTGAACATATGCTCATCCTTTCTTTAAATATTTACGCTTTGTTCTACTTCCTGTACACCAAGTGGTTGTTATGGTTCCATTTTCAGGATTCACTGCTACTGTCGCAGATTTCCCTATAAACTGCTGACTTGGTCGTCCAAGGTTATCGGTTTTTGTTTTAATGCTACCATGATTCAACGGATTTTTCAATGCATCCAAAATTCCTTCAACGGTTACCGGTCTTGATTCTGTTTGTGTCCTATCAAGGGCATGATCTGAAAAGCGTGTAACCAATATTCCGTTTGAAGCTTTTACAGGTGTTCGCAACTTACTATTCATTCTTGCCTGGATAGAGCTTCTATCATGAGCTAATTGTTCTTTCGTTCTCCGAACTCCCCATTTCATACCTTTTATTCCATAATGCATCAAATTATCATTTGATTCGATACGAGCTACTTTTCTGATGGTGTAGGGTCGTAATACAGAAGAGCAATCAATTAACTTTGCTATTAGCATCTTTATACCCCCTACTCGAATGCTTCCCGATTCGCCTTGAATGCGATGTACGCATCCATCATTGCGGCGACGGCGTCGATTTTTTGCTCATACCGCTTTTTCAGCAATTTACGGTTCCCGTTAGTATCTTCCAGAGTAATACAGTTTCCCATAGCAAATGTCATCAAATCCTCATCAAACAGGAGCATTCGCTCTTCTGAAAGTTTCTTCAATTCGCCAAGTGGGACAGATTCTGTCTTTGCACCCTGGATAACTTTTTCTATTCCGAATGGTCCATTTTCACTTGCCCAACGTTCAACAAATTCCTTTGCATTGTATGGGTCATAACCAAAGCATCGTACATCATAACCGCATTCAATAATATGGTTATCCAAATCCTCATATACTTCCATCATGTCAAGAACCGTCCCTTCCAACACAATAAGACTTCCCTCTTTCATAAACTGATCGTATTTAATTCTCATTGCTGCTGGGAGTTTCATCAGAGTCGATGAGGAAATGTAGTTTCTGGTTTTGACGCCGAATGATCCGTTCGACAATGGGAATAAAAATGTGAATGCACAGAAATCGTCGCCTTGTGATAAATCAGCTCCCAAAGAACATGGCATCTGCCAATAATCTCGATGGCGATGTGGGAGAGTTTCTTCATATGTAAAGTAATATGTGTATCCCTCCATAGGAAGTCCGAAGCGCTTAGCCAAAATATCGTTTCGAGCTGCCGGAGCCTTTTCTGCTCTCTCAACGTCCAGCTGATAGGTTTCATAAGAAACAGTCTTTCCAAGGTTCGGATTTGCTTTCAACCATTTATCCGGATCGGCAACCTCATCGATAGAATCCAGCTTATACCACCAGATCGATACGTGCGGATTGATATAATCCCCTTTTAGAATATCCATCAATTCCATTTTGATTGTATCGCCAGCACCGTTACGGACAGTACCCTCTGAACTGATCGCAACGATAAGGTAGTCGTTGACCTTCGATGCACCCTGTTCGATTGCTCCGATTACATCTTCTCGAATATCACCAGAAAGCCACTCGTCAACCGTCGCCACTTTAAGCTGAAGTCCCTGAAGTTTGTCGATTCTCATTGGACGAATTTCAAGAAGCGATCCAGTAAGGAAGTTTTCAATTCCTTTCTTAGTGGATGCCAATTTCATTCTATTCGCCTTTGATCCGGTTGTGTTCTGCAACGATCCTTCTGTAAGGAACTTATAGAAAGGTCCTCTTGATCTGGTAATAGCGGTTCGAATCGGGGACAACACCTCTTCTGCCTGCTTCATCGTCGGGGCTGTGGTTATCTGATGTGTCGTTGTGACATCAACATTTAAGAAGAAATTCTGCAAGCATGAACCATACATTGACTTTGCAGCACCTCTGGCCACTATGAGATATTGCTTATTAACCAATCTTTTTCGGATAGACTTGGTAACGTAATGTCCTCCATGGCCATCCTCATAAGGTTCGTATACGCTTCGCTCAACAAAATAGTACCAACCGAAAATCTGTTCAGCCCAAACTTTAAATGTGTCAAGCAGTTTCAAATCTGAACCGTCAGTTAAAGTAAGCTCATTTTCGCAATAGCTGATAAAGCCCTCTACTGCTTGGTCATCGTAATAAATTCCCGGATTCGCAATGAGATCATCGATTCGGTTCATCTCCATCTCGATTTCTCGACATACCGGAATTTCGCCACGAATTACGGCATCACGAAACATGCCGTAGTATTTCGGGACGGCAGTGTTCGATAACGCCATTATTTTCTTCTCCTACTTCTTCTTATTCGGGTTTGCAGCAATGTACTGTGCAGCCTCTTTAAGATTGAATTCCTTTGTCATTGCAGTCTTGACGGCATAAGTCATTGCTCCGGCCGCAGCCATAGTCAACGCTTTCTTTCCTGACGCAGAAAGAATTTCTGACACATACTTTCTGCCAGGTGCGATGTCATCTTCTGTAAGATTCTTAAACTCGCGTTCTAATTTAAGTCTCTCAATTCTTTTCTTCAGATCGGAATCGGACATTGTTCGCCGATTCTTAACAGCAACCTTACGTGCTGCTACCTCATTCTTATCGTCTGAGGGCTTGGAAGAGTGTCCACTGGCTCTGGCAAGCTGTGCCTCCGATCTTCGAACTCCCCATTTCATTCCAAGAATTCCATGGTGTGCTAAATAGGCGTTATTCATTTTGAATCTCCCTCCTTTGCGATGTAACTGGTAACACCTCCACTGGCATTGGATGTCTGATAATACGGGACTTCATGAATCACAAGGTCTTCACTAAGCACTTTTCCAGACGTATCCAAAGTTTGAGTCCGATGCGCCTTTGGTGTAACTTCATATGATCCGGAATAATGCTCAGGCTCATCTGGATCGGTGTCATCGTTTTCCGCAGCAACATTTAGACGCCATTCGTATTCACTGATTTGTGTTTTATAACACTCCAGCACGGCTGAACTAAGCGGCGGATCGAAAAGAAGTTTGACCTTCAAATGCATATAAGATTTGACAAGCATGTATTTGGATTCATTGGAAATGAAATCTTTCCATGTTGCGCTCTTATCTTCGATCATGAAACCTTTGGATGGGCCGACACCAAGCTGTGTAAGAATCGAGAACACAGAATTGATGTGCATGATCAAATCCGCATCGAAATGTTCATACTCCTCTGCGATTCCGAGTAATTTCTTGATTGATGTCAGTACACTATCTGTAATATTCATGATCGCACCTCCATCTAACAGAGTTTTATAAACTCGCTCATACAATACCCGCTGATACCGTCCCCAGTCTTTACTTTATAAAAACCGGAAACAGACTCATCGTCGCATACCTTCACAACTGTATCCGAGCCGATGATCCCTAATGATCTGGATGCCTGCGTCGGGTCTTTGCGAATGTTTAAATTCATACAATTTACCACAACACCCATAAGTGGCTTCTTGTTTCCTTCCATAATTTTCCCTCCTAATGCCTCCATGGGCATGTATCATTTTTTCGTCGTTCATTTGGAACTGTTAAAAGTAGTTTTTCATCTCCATAATGTATGGCATTGTGGGTCGATAGAGTTGTTGCGATTAGATACTCTGGATTCAGAACCAAATCAGTCCGCAACAGTATGTCCTGCTGCCTTATTGGGTTCATATGATGAATAAGAATCTTTCCACGAATCTCGTAACCATCCAATCCAAGATCACATCCATTATCACGAATAATAATTTTTCTCCGAATGTCCTTCCATTCTTGAGAATTGTAAAATATCTGATTAAGGTATCTATCAAATCCGAATGTCTCTTCGCCAACTACTCCATCCAAACGAAGATACTCGTATCGTTCCTTAAAAGTTGGAAGCTGCAAGAGTTCTGAATAGCATCTAAGCATCATCCACCTCATCTCCATGACCGCTATAACCACGAAATGCTTTTAATGCATCCGCATACAGCTTCTCAGAATTTTCAATAGATTTTAGATTCTGGGTCTTCGCCTCTATCAGTTCCTTCTGTTTTTCCAAAATCTCTTTTTCGATTCTTTCTTTCGTCGAACCGAGCTTCAAATAATGAGTAATCACCTGCGACGAAGCGGTTCCCTCTCGTAACTGCTTTTCAGCCAAGTCAACAGCCAATGAAACAAGCTGATTCTCTCTTGCTTCTGGCGTTAATGCTGGACGCATCATCCTAGAAGACTCGGATTGCTTTGCTTTCCTCAAAGTTGATGCCTCCTTCCATTTAGTTGTTCGTTACTTCCGTAAAGGTTTTCACATACTTTTCCAGTATTTAAAAGAGCCTACAAATCATGACAATGCTACTCAACGAAAGGAGAACTAACTTTGAGCCGATCCCACAGAAACCGTCGTCAAATATCATGAGTTATAGACCCTTGTAAACACTGGAACAGTTGAAAAGGCTCCCTAAAAATACCCTCCGGGGAAATTTTAAAGACCGCCGCGATATGGGTGGGGGTATGTTTTTTAGACACCCCCCTATACCCCTTTTAATCATGTACTGGCGGTTTCGGCTTTTAATATGCCGATGAAATCATTTTTAAGAAGCTTTTTCTTTATGTTCATTTGTTTCCGATTTACTTGTAACCTTTCGATAGATGTTCTGGAAATCATAACGGATTATCTCATCAATAGCTCGCTCTACTTCCTTGTTGTTCTCTTCATCCGATAACTGATCCGATGTTCGAGCGATTCGACCAAGGTAAGCAGTTGTGTGATAACCTTTTTCTTCATCGAACATGAACCATTGAGTGAACTGTTCAAACGGATCATAAGGATTATCAAAAGTTGTAAGCGCAAATCTCATCTTACTTAGTTCACTCCTTTCCATTCAAATACTTAGAAACTGTTGAAGAAGAAACCCCAAGAGCTTCCGCAATCTCTGAAGTGCTGTAGCCAGATGCGCTAAGTGCAGCGATACGATTCTGTTTAGCTGTACTCAGAGCAGTGCTTGCACGAGGCGTTGCTCTCTGACGAATAGTATCCGTATTCGTGTTATTCAGAATTTGTGTAAGCTTATTCTCAGAAATTGCTCCGGCCTGGATGGCTTCCCATTCTTTATCCGTAATTTCGATGTTGGATCTCTTAGCTCCTACAGAACTTCTTGCCTGTGCTAGAGCCTGCTGACTTGCCTTCTTAACTTCAGCTTTTGTCATGTCTGGATTGTCTTTTCTCTTAGCCGCAACGGTAGCGTTCGCCATTGTCTGAGCCTGTCTCTCCCTAGGAGCATTCGCTAAAGCTAAATCAAGCTTAGCATTTAAAGACTTTACTTCTTCAGAATAAGTTGCCTTAGCAGAAGCAGAGTAAGCAATTTTGCCTGTACTCATCATCTCCCTACGAGCCTGGTTAGCTAAAGACTTCATAGAATTCGCATAGTCGGCATAAGCTTCTTCCTGGGGGGTACCTGAAGAAAGAGTACGGGCGTCTTTTGTTTCAGCCATCTTTGTACTCTTCTGAGTTCTCACCTGAATTTTTCCATTCTTATCGACATACTCTTCCTTAACAGACTTGTATGACAGCGATCCATCTTCGTTGATTGTCGGAGAGCCTTTTCTCTTAAGAACCTGTGTCTCAGATTTTGCTCTTGAAATTAGAGTAGATGCTCCTTCATGGTAACGACCTTCTGAATCTACATTTCCCTGATACTTCTTCTTAAGAGAAGCGATACCATTGTCGATTTCACTCTGCTTATAATCCAGTTTGTGTTTCTCAGCATCGATTACTACCATACTGTGACGAACCGCTCTCGCTAATTCATCCTGTGTGGCTCCCTTCAAAGTCATATCAGTAATCAGATTCGATACTTTACCCATTTCTGTCTGAGTATTTCTCATAATCTTATACTCTTTACCATTACGATAATAATGGTCTACGCCATCAGCATCTTTCTTAACAGTTCCACCATAAGCATCCTTGGTATCGAAACCTTCCAAACCTTTTAATGGAGAAGTGGAAGTAATCTTTACCTTACTCTTTGTGGAGTTACAAGGAATTACCATTACGGTATCACCATCAAAGTCCGCTCCTGATAAACGGTCTGCATTCTTCTTATTGATACCGATTGCATCCGCCGGTGTATTTCCGAGAACGCTCTTTCCTTCAGCCAATTTATTGTTGACCTTCAGAATAGGAATCTCAAAAGTTCCACCATGCGGGTATCGAATCAAAGCAACTGTTTCTCCATCTTTGTAGTTTGGAGCATACACCTCATTGTCTTTGATTGTTGTTAATGGGAGAATTACCTGATACTTCTGACGAGGTAACGCCGCTGCCTGCAAATGTACGGCGGCCGCATCGCAATCGTCAGCAAATGATTTTAACAGAGCCTTCTTTACAGTGGGGTTTGTTAATGAACAGATTTCATCATATTCTGCCTGCTTATCAGCTTTTGCCAAACCTAACTGCTTTTTGATAAGTGTCAAACTCTGCTTAGAAAGAAACTGTGACGGAAGTGTCTTACTCCATTCACCCCAATCGCCTTCTTCTGCTCTCTTATTGATCAGAGAAAGAGACTGTTTTTTTCCGGTTACAGGATCTGTATACTTACCCTTTGGATCATCGTAATAGCTCTGACCTCCATGCTCCTTAATCAGGGAACCAAACGGATTATCTGGATCATCCTTAATTTTCTTAAGAACATCTTTTGTAGGAGTGCCAGACTTTTTATTAGTGTTGAAAATCACATCAACGCCATCCGGCATATTATCAGAGTAAACAGCCATACCTTTAAGGTAGTGAGTTCCGTCAACCATAATACGGACCTGTGCATAATGAGAATCACCTAAAGACAGGTCTTTCACGCCTCTACGGAGTTCAATTACACCATCCTTATCAACGCCACCTTGATCGGCATAGCGGATCTGCAAGCGCTTTGAATCCATGCTGGCCGGATACTCAAAAGATTTTCTGAAAGACTCCCCATTGTCATAGGAGATGTAGTCTCTTACAGAATGGACATTCTCGAAGTCATAAATATCTTTGTGCTCGGTTCCCGGTGGACAAATGACCTTGATATTGGTCTGCTTTCCAGGATTGGTAACCTGTGGAACGCCGCCGCCATAAATCGGATAACCTTCCAATTTCAGCATATAAAGAGCCTGGTTTAGTTTTTCTTTTGACACGCCAAGTTCTCTTTCAACGCCGGTTCCGACATCGATCATTCCCTTTTCTTCAATGAGTTTTCGCAGAACATCCGCAGTGGCCTTAGCCTGGTTCATTCTGTTTTCCGAAGTTTCGTTCAATAAAGAGCGGACAGACGAGTCATTAGCAAATCCCATCTTATCGGCAATTTCATTTAAACTGTAACCTTTTTCACGAAGACTCTTTGCTGTTGCTACCTGAAGAGCACGACGTTCATCTTTAGCGAGGCTCATCTGAGTACGAAGCTGTGTGGTAGTCAAACCCATATTCTTAGCAATGTCTGTTTCGCTCATTCCGGATTTTTTTAATTCCTGAACACGGCTAAGAAAATCTCCACTATGCTGATATGGGTTCTCTCCAGAACCATAAGGGTAACGCCCAGAACGCCGTGGCATACCATAATGCATTAAAATATCTTCCACAATGGAATTCATAGCTTACCCCTCCTGTTCTCTGATTCTTTTAATCACCTTATCAAAAGTAATGATTCTGTCCATGATTGGAACAATATCCTCAGCCGTTGGATTATGGTACAGAATTTCATTGTTCTGATAAATCCGCAATTCCATTTCGATATCCCCTGGCTTCACTTTATATTCCAAACAAAAAAGAGCCGCATATATTTCAAGCTGCTCCATGTGTGCCGGAATCTTTCCGGTCTTCAAATCGTGAATTCTTAAGAAATTATTCCGAAACAAAATTGCATCGGCTGTGCCAAAACAATTATCGGAATAGTAAAGGATCTGCTCCGGCGTCATCTTAAAGCCAATGGCATCGTTCACATACATATTTAATGTCTGCTTCGATTTTGGTAATTTCTGATTGAGCATAATGCACTGCGCCGCAAATGCATGTAATACAGTTCCTTTTTGTGTGGCAAGGAAATTCCGATACGCTTCCGCAACTTTATCCTCACCGTAATTTATCCAGTGATATTTACTGGCACCAAGAAAGGCGTGTTGTCCTTCAAGGTTCGAATGATTGTTGAAGTTCATCCAGTACCTCCTCTTTATTCTCTGGACATATAAACCTCGAAAATGACATCTGATTCATACGGTCCACATAATATTCCTGATTCGGCTGCTTCTTTGCGCCAGCACTTTTTTTACATTCTAAGGAAGCCCATTTGTCTTTGTGTAAAACCAGCAGATCTGGAATTCCCTGAATATAGGTCGGGTCGTTTTTCATCACGATACAACCCGGAAATCTTTCTTTCAGTTCCTTGATCAAATTTGCCTGGAACTTATTTTCCAACATAATGGAGCCTCCTTTCAATTTTCTAAAAACTCAAAAGAGGATGTGGTATTTAATAAAAATGCCTATTTATCCTCTCTCTTCATAAAAGGGCATGTTTTTTTCGCGCGCAAAAAAAGAGCATAAAAAAAAAAAGACAGAGACACGATTAAGCATCTCTGTCCAAATATGTAGTTGTCAGCTGTTGTTTCTTAAATATCGGATCAGTATCCAAATCAACCATAATCCACCGGTACACAATGTCAAAACGACATCCAGGATTAACCCTGCTGTGCTACGCTTTTTCTTTCCGCCTTTACTCATCTATTTTTCTCCTTTCTCAGCCTCTATAGCTTTTCGATCTTTCTTAAATATCTTTTCTAAACCGCTTTTTGCAGAATCCATGGTTTCAGAAACACTTTCTTTTAAACGTTCCTTCTTTTCCTGTTTCTCAGCGGCCTTCTGTTCTTTAGCCTCCTGCTTAATACGAACACTATCGTCAAATATCTTTTGGCTCTCCTCGATAACTTCAGCAGTTATGTATCTCAGGCAAACCGTTGTACCGATTTTCACTTTCACACCTTGCTTTGGGTTCGAGTCTATAACTTGAGTATCCTCGTAATCGCGATACTTTGGATCGGCTTCTTTCATACGAAGCTTACTCTTTGAAACTTTCAAGCCACGTTCCGTCAGTAATTCTTCTGCCTGTTCCAAATCTATCGGAAACCCCTTACGATATAATTCTGGAATAATAACTTTCGTATCTATTTTCTCAGTCGGCTTATTCTGAGCATTATCTATTGCTTTTTCAACCAAAGGTGTAACCGCAGTAATCAAACCACCAACAGCTCCGATTGCTCCTATGACACCCGAAATGTTTTTATTTGATTTCGTTCCCATATAATCACCCTTTCCATACTCAAGTAGGAATTTAGGGCAAATAAAAAGTGCGCCCCAATTTGAGAGACGCACCGAAAAAGCGCATCTCTTATTGTTGCCACACAATCTCTTCGCCGTTCAAGGGTACGAGTAAAAGAGAATACACTTTTTACCAAAGTTATTCCCTCGAACGCGATTTCATTATTAGATTGTGTGACTCTTATAGTATAGCATGAAGCACACAAAATGGAAAGCGGATTCTGTAGCCAGATCCTAGGCTGCAAGCATCTTAGCTCGCTTTGTCATATCATCATAAACCACCTTGGTTCCGTCTGCTAAATATACGACAATGCTCATGTAGTTGTACGGACGATAATCCTGAGCTTCTTTTGATAACCGCGGATACACCGATTTGAAATTATTGAAAATATCTTTCCATGTCACTTTACGCTTTACATTCACGGCAAACCTCCTGCTATTGGATATAATGCTCCAAATGGATATCCACAATACATGCCTCCAGTACCTGAGTAGAAATCTCTAGGAATGGTATAGCCAGACATCAGATCATCCAAAGATAGATATGGCGGATTATCGACCCACAGCCATCCTTGTGACACGAATATTTCACTCTTCATTATCACATATGCGCCCTTCGGAATATCTTTATTCGCTCGCAAGTGATGCGGAAAATGTTCACACAACCAATCCTCGACTAATTTCTTGTCATCTGTCATAAAATCACCTCTTTCTTGCTTCTGGTCAAAAACCCGCTTTTATTCACCTATTACTATATATTTTTAAACTTTCTATCATAATAGTTTAGTATTAAAAGTGGGAAAGTGGGCAGAAAGCCCGCAAACCCGCATAAATACTGGGTTTTTACTGGTCAAATCCGGGTTTTTGAAAGTGGGCAAAACCGGGCAAATGGCCAGAAATTTGACCAAAATTCGTAAATTTTCTCCAAATCGACACCAATTTTTCAGTTCTGGTCAAAAATATCCTGGCTTTGGTCAAATCCTAAAACCCAAAAGTGGGCAGAAAAATGACCTGCTACTACAAAGATTTTTAACCTAGATTAGCTGAAATCAGTCAGAAATTCCGCCTCTGATACGGTAAATTTCGTCTTCCGACCGGCTTATAAGCGTACGTAGACCTCGTAGAATCCGGCAAACGTCTGTGGGATTTACACTTCCAAACGATATGAATTTTCCGCTTCTCTTCACTCTGCTCGATTTGTCCTGAAACAGAATTCAACGCCTCCGCCAATTTTTTCAGTGGTTCCATAGCCTTAACCCAAGCTTCAGATAATGCTGCACATGCTTTCTGTAACTCTTCTACTGTCATAATCATATCTCCTTTACATCATAAACACGACTTAATGATACTTTAGTGATTTTGCCGTCCTTTTGAACCATTGCATAGTTTCCGCTCCAAAATCCAGTCCCGATCTGTAATAATTCATAAATATCGGTATTTAATTTACATTTACTGCAATCATCAACCACATTAAACATTTCCTGAGTTGCAATGCAAGCAGAACAGGTTGAGCGATCAGATCTTACCTTACAGATTTTCATCTCACCTACCTCCAAACCTTTCCCGTTCTCTTATCCTTCAGCACAACTCGTCCCTCGATATGGAAATCTGCCAATTCACAAAGTGAAAACAGAGTGTTCAGTAACTGATGAAACCTCACATCGTCCTTGTCCTGTTCCTGCTCCACGTTCTTAATCGCGTTATAAGCTGTCGGATCATTGTAACCCTCTGCATTTTTTCTGTCATCCTTAGCTGTCATCTCTACCTCCCCATCTCATAGAATCGTCCATCCACATTGCAGCATTCATAACAGATAAAACAATATATCCGCCTAAAACAAGAATAGCTGCCAAAATGATAATTCCTAAAATTAAATATCCCATTTACTTACCCTCCACTTCTTCTAATCGCACTCCACCATATATCCAAAGATCTTCTTTGAGCTTGTCCATGTCTAACTCATCGTTTTGCCACTTTTCATAATATTCGAGAACATGCTCTGTAAACTCCGGAATCCGCTTTGCATATGTCTTCGTCCAATAGTGATCCATCAACACTTCAAGCGGCAGAGTAAGCAGAAGGATCATCGCCTGATTGATAGCATCATTCGTAGCCTCCTGCTTAACTCTATCCAGTTCACCAGATATCTTTTCTCGAACCAGGGCATCTAATTGAGCTCTTGTCAGATTGTATGTAGCGGTCTTAGCTTTCTGCTCGCACTTCTGTGCCCTTCTCCTTTCAGCCCGGCTCATATAGCCGCCTCCTTAATTCATAATGCAATTTTCTCTTGATACAAATAATAAAATGCCCAACATCAAGGTAAATAAAAAGAACGTTGCATCCCATTCAATCGGGATTGTCAACGCTCCAAGTACAATGAATACCATTCCGTATATCTTGTTCTTAATTAAGTCTCTTCTCAACATTGTCTTTCTCCTCTTTTGACTTTGCGATGCCAGCTGCTACAGAATCCATTTTTATCATAGTCCCAGCTTCTCGGAACCGTCCATATGCTCTGGCTGTAGCACAGTGCTCAATACACTTCATAACCCTGTCGATCAGTGCATAGAGGCATACATAGGCAATAAGAAACATAATGATAAGCTGCATAACTGTAAAATTCATAAATTTAATCCTCCGTTTTTCTTTTATAAATATAACCTTTGCTACTATTTCTAACCGCTCCCTGTAAGGCGTTAATTGAATTATCATCCAATCCGCCTGCGTTCATAATCAACTCTGAATACGGAAGTTCTTCAATCCATTTACAGAAATCACGCCACTCGTCCAGCTTATGTCCTCGACGACTCTTATAAATATTCGCCAGAACCTCATAATTCATCATGACATTACGAGTCTGATTATAGCTGCTCGGGAGAAGCTGAATCATCTGCCACCATACTTGTTTATCCTTTGAATCATAATTCTCGCCTTTGTATTCTCCGCCATTCAAATATAACTTTCTAGCCACATTTAAAATATCAATGATATCCCATAAAGAGCTAGTTCCAATACGATTAAGATGCTCACAGCTAAAATCGTCCAGCGTAAACTCCTTAGCCGCAATCTTATGCATGGTACTGCAACTATTAGCGACTGTTCCGACTTTGTAAGTATCGAATTCTTTCCACCAATATAAAGGTGCGGTAATCCTCACATACACCGGCATCATTCTCATGAACTTTCTATGATCTGTACCAGCATTAGTTAAACGCTGCATGAGTGAATGATCGTTTTCGCCAAGATCAAACCCAACAATATCGTATCCAGAGGTTTCATATTCGCTATCGCTCTTCTCCCATGAATTCATAGGATTACGCATACCTTCAATAATAAACTCCATCTGCTCTGGACTTGCCAGAACTACATGCTCTAATTTAATCATTTTTTATTCTCCTTTCAAAATATCCAGATCCCCACCAATCTGGATTATTATGCTCCTGTGTTCAGCATAGCCCACTTTTTTAATTACTCTTCTTCCTTCTCATAAGGAATCTGGATTACATCTCCACCGGGAACAGTGACCGACTGCATAAGCTGACCAGTTTCCTCATCAAAGTAAATGTTATCCATGTCGTGATCCCACTCTTCGAACTGCTCAGCGATGTTTCTACCCTTTTCTTTTCGCATGTTGATAAGCTCATCATGAACTACACGTCTCCAGGATCTGGCAATCTCCATACGGCTCTGAGCAAGAATGTTGTACAGACCGTTCTCAGTCACAAAGTTGACGGAACGTCTCTGGCCTGCTACTACTAAAGGTAGTTTCAGCTTTTCGTCCTCTTCGCACATTTCAAGCATTCTCCACTCGTTACCACTGCTGTAGCCGATGGCATTACTGATATCTTTTGCCTTGAACAAAGGAATTCCAGGCAAATGTAAGCATCCGCCATCTCTTCCAAAAGTCCAATTCTGTTATCATACCCACGAATCTGTTTACTGATTGCCTGCGTAAGCTCCGCAAACTCTTCCATGGCAATCGTACACTTTAATTTCCACGGCTGACTCTCAACACTTTTTCTGATGATTCTCCGCCGCTCTTTATCCGACAACTCAACATTGCTTTTCATGCACTGGATAAATCTATTTCGATCCATTGGTGCCATCACCGCCTTTTTATTATATTGGTTGTAAAACCGGCAGCGCATAATTTTGCATTCATATCAAGAATATTGTTAACATAAATACATTCTTGATTACTCATTCGATACCTTCTTTTTAACTCATCGAATGTAACGGTATCACCATCCCCAAGAAGTGCTTTTAAATTCATAGCAAATGTTTTACCATTTCCGCGACCATTCGGGAAGGAATCAAGTTCGCCTTTTAAATATTTCTTTTGCCAATCATGCAATTCGAATCCAAATGCTTCTTTAATTCCTTTAAAATCGCTAGATAACAAATCATCCCACTGAACCTTCATTTTTCTTTTTACATATTCGGATTCATCAATCTCAGCAAAGCCATTCGGAGCTTCTTTGAAATATCTGTTGATTTCAACCTTTTCCATAGACGGGGTGATTACATACAGAATTCCGACAGTATCATAATCGCCATTCTTAGGATCTGTAAGGAAATCCTCGGTATATACTTTATATGCTCTATCAGACGGCATATACGGCATAGTAATAGGATACAGTTCGCCCATGACAGAACCGATCAGTCCGCTGTGATATGATACATTCGGATTTTCAATATTTACGCCATGGTACCGATTTACGTCATTATACTCGACAGTACCATCTTCTTTTACTTTTTTGAATAATGAACTCATCCGCTTAGACTGATACTCTTTGGAGCCATCTTTTCTTTCGAAATTGCATTTATTCCATCCATCATCTGTATCCTCGATCGGAAGAAGTGGTTTATTATCGATGAGACGATTCAGAATAGCCTTAGTCAACCCAATACTGAATCCAGAATGACCGTCTTCACACAGAGAATTAAAGGCTTTCAGTGCGCTTTCGTAGCAAGCACAACCATAATCCCATTCTCCGTCTTTTCGGTCCGGTTTTTCACGGCGGCAGGCAATAGCTACCTCATTTTCAGCCCAACGCTCCATACTTGATCTCTCGCGGCAGGAATTGATAGAACGATTTCTGTCGTCTATGTACTCATTTGCAAATATCTTTCTGCAATTTCCACCAAATGCTTCCACGATTTCCGGAAGGTTATCATTTACAGCATCAAAGATCAGTCCGTACTTTTTACACCACTCTACGGCATCTTTGGTTTGCTCTTCATTTCTGGATGTCCAGAGAATCAGCTTTTCTCCGTTAGTCTGTCTCCTTTTCAGATACTCGATGAGCTCCTCGTTCGGCATACCAATCTCCGGCCACTTGTTCTCGCATAAAGTTCCGTCAAAATCTACTGCAATAATATTCTGTTTCATTTATTTTCTCCTTTCAGTTTTCAATCCATTCGTTATCGATATAGTAAAAACCAAATACGCATAGTCCGATAACAATTATCCAAATCACCCAGAATAACCATAGTTCCCAATCGCTTTCCAAATAATCAACAGTTTCTTCAATGGTGCTGTTTTCATAAAATGAAGAATTATCAGATATGGTTTTATCCCGTAATTCAGTAAATATGGTTCCTATATATTCCGTATCAACTCCATAATACTTATGCCGGATATGACTTGATTCTTTTATAGTGTCAATATGTTCAGTACTTGGAAACTCTACCTTGTTCGATGGGAAGATGTGTCCTAAAAATGTAATTTCCGAACATCTTTGTTCTTCGCTTCCCGCATAGTCCCAAGACCAATAAGTTTCAGTTTTGGTATGTGTCTTTCCTTTAGAATCGGTTGTAGTGACAGTTCGTGTATGCATATTGTAATGTTCCTCTATTTTTTCTATATACATATACTCCCCGTTAATTTCTGGATATGAAACAGTATCCACAGCCTTCAAATCTCCATAAACGAACGCATAACCAACGTCGGTTCTCATCCCATATTCAAACAGCTCAGAGCTTTCGATTTTAATAGCTTTATTGTACTTTTCGTTCCGATCCAGAATATAGTTTGAAATTCTCCCAGAAATCACAAAACCAATAAGAAGCATCATTGCGATTATGGATATACTTGCCAGAATCTCACGCTTAGTAATTTCAAAATCTCCAAAATCAAAGCCTCTATTTTTCATGGCATCAATCTCCAAATAAATTTTGAGGCGCATCTACAGGAGCACCATAATCAAGGTACTGATACTGCTTCGTTTCATATCCCAAAATATTTAAAAAGAATCTAGTAGGAAATTTTCTAACATAGCGATTGTATTCTTTAATCTGCTTGTTATAATTTTCTCTATATTCGGCGATTAAATTTTCAGTAATGGACAATTCATTCATCAGTTCCTTGTAATTTTCATTGGATTTTAATTCTGGATATGCCTCTGTAACAGCCGTTATTGCAGTGGTTACATTTTCAAGATTGGTTGTTTTTCCTCGACCTTCTACAATAGCCGTAAGAGTTTCTGCCTCATGCTTATCGTACTGCTTAACACAATCAGCCAGATTATATACAAGGTCGACTCTCCTTTTTTCCTGTACCTTGATGTCAGAATCAGCCGTATTGACCTGCTCCTCCATTGCAAACGCTTTGTTTTGTGCTCCCTGTACTCCAAAAATACACATAAAAATAACCGCTATAATTCCAGCGGCCACGATAAGTACCAGTTTCCAATTTTCTTTAATTGCTTTCATATTCTACTCTTCCTCCTTAATAATCCCGATAAATTCCACTCGCTCTTCTGCCAGACTTACGAAATACCTTTTTCCCTTATAATCGACGATGTCACCCTCGTACTTATAGTTCTTGTCCGGCTCCGAAGCATACGCTAAGATGTTTATTTTTGTCGTTCTATTCATAGCTCCTCCAAATATCAAGCTCCAGGTTGCATGGCTGATTGATCCGCATACTGCAATGCCTGAAGTTTTTTCTTCATATTGTCTAAAATATACTCGACTGTGATTTTCGTTGTCTGCGCCAGTTTTATATACTTAGAATGTTCCTCGTACCACTTGAATATCTCATAGAGATTTCCACTCTGCCAACTGAATGACCACCAATCACAAATCATCTCAATGATGTAATCGTATGGCATTTCCAAAACGGTCTCCAGTTCACCGTCTTCCATATCGTCATGGATAAGAACCCAGTGCTGCCAATGATGTGGATTCCGGTGAATGTGAAGTAACCATGCTCTCTGATACCGCTGTACAACTTCATAAGAGCGATTATTTCCATAGAAATATGCATCGTATGCCTCATACTCATCCGGCTCGTTCTTAGACTGATCATGAGCAAATTCCGTATTCCACCCGGCGGTGAGTGTATTTGTCATAAGTCCAGGTAAATTCTCAGAAAGCCAGTCGAACCCTCTTTTCACATTAGCTCGATGTCTGGCTAAATATTGATCGTACTGAAAGCTCACTTTTGACCCTCCTTCTTTTTCGTTGTTATTAACCTTTCATAAAGCTCTCTCGCTTCATCTCCTTGGAAAGCATTGATAATCTCTACAGACTGATTCATCCGTTTTCTTCCCACAACCATTACTCCAGTATCGTTTTTGTTTGAAAAATCAACACTAACTAATATACTATCTACCATTTTCAGCCTCCTTCCAGTAAACAGGTTTATCTGAATTGGCATTCATCGGCTCTGCCAAACAGTCGTTACACGGATCAAATTTTTCTTCGAGATCCTTATGCTCGCAGGTTTTGCAATAGGTTTTGAAATCAACCTCTTTGTAAATATTTTCCATAAGCTATTCCTTTCACATATAGTAGCGGAGCCAGATCGCATACCATACCTGCTCGTATGTACAGTTGGATAATAAGGTTTTAAATTCCTCCTCCGATAGAGACTTTATCCGAAATGACATAACTCGCAAAAATACAATGATGTTCCTAAGGACTTCTATCATCTGTGTCACCTCCGCTTTATGCTGCCATACTAGATGACTGCTCAAATACTATGGGCTTTTTATTGATCCATTTGGTCTCATTAAATGTTTTCTTATCTTTCAATGCTTTGCTGATAGCAAGATCGATACCAGACCGAGATTTCAAATGGTAGTAATACAGATCCGTATATGGCGTATTCATTCTGTCTATTCGACCGGCAGACTGTGCCATGATCTTATACGAATAATTCTGAGAATAGAATATAATCGTGTCCGTCGTAATACAGTTCCATCCTTCAGCCCCAGCATTGTATTGAACTAAATATACCCACGCATCGCTAGTCGGCACTGGCTGATGTTTGTGGCCGTTCCACTCTCCGACTTCATATCCAGAGAATATCTCTTTCAGAAGCTCGAGCTCATAATCGAAATTGTAAAATATAATCGCTTTCGGATGCTTCTCCACAATTTCAAGTAAAGCTATTTGTCTGGACTGATCGGTGTTTACAATTTTTCTCCATACATAGCACAGACCAGCAGCATTGATAATTGGTTCTTTTTTAAACGGGTCCCATCTGGTTTTTCCGACATCTTTATATCTTTCGATATTGTACTTGACATAAATATCCTCGTGATGCGAAACCGTCTGGCGCTTAAAATCCATATTCACCAAGATTTTGTTTCGCAGTCGAATCAATCTTCCAATATTCAAATATCGGTCAATTTTAGGAAATTTGCTGAATCGGCTATAGACTATATGCTCTCTTGTAAATTCGCTTCGGTTTTTATAAAATCCATTAGCCACAAATACTGGAATATAATCCTGCCAGGTATCACCAGGTGTTGCAGATAACAGTATCCACTCATTTACCTTAGCTATTTTCAAGAATGCTTTAACCCATGTTCCAGAGCCTATAACACGCTGCTCATCAAATATAAAGAAAGCGTCCTTAACATCTGCATACTTCTTGATGTTGTTCCAGGAATCAATCACAACCTTATTAGTATACAAGTTCTCTTCTTTATCCGTTGATAATAGAAACGGCGAGAGTTCCTCTTCCCATTCAAAGGTGTCTCGTTTCCTAGCGGTTGTGATTATGTACAAATCCTTAATGTTCACATCGTCCATAGGAACATACTCATCCGTTCCAAGCTCTCCGCCATTTCGAACATAATAGTAGGCCAACGAAGTTCTGGATTTTCCGCTACCAACACCACCACAAAGTATGCAGCCATTTCGCATTCGTCGTACAGCTTCTTCCTGATAGTCCCGTAATTCTACGCCAGCCATCACACACCTTTCGTGATGAATACATCTTCTACCTCGACTTCGTAGCCATCTCCATCCAGATCTGCTTTTGGACCATACAAGAGCATACAGGTTGTGATGGTTTCGTCACTCTGATTCTCTGAACGATAGAACTCATACAGGCAGTCCAGCACTTTTTTGGTGATAGATAATTTACGACAATCGTACACAACTTTGCTTAAATCTGAAACGCCCATGATTTTAGCAACATTGTCATAAAGCTCGCTGATTCCGCATGTACACTGCTCTTTTGAAATAGAATATCTTTTTTTCATTCGTCATCACCCTTTCCAAATAACTTGTTAATCTGACGGAGCATTCTTCTGGTACTCCATACGTCTGAGAAATACATAGGTGTATACCAATAATTTTCATATGAATCGTCCGTAGACATTGGGTCAGTTATCGAGTTACCTATTTTTATAAATCCAGCCAATCCAAGAAGCGAGATTTGGATATAACACATCAGCCCAACAATTTCATCAATGTCCTGTGCAACTACTAAAATATGATTCTGGTAGTTCCTCGGCGGATCACAATGTTCAAGTTGCTTTCGTATTACATGCACACCGGCAATCAAAGTTGCTCCAGCACCGCAGCATGGATCGTTAATTGAGATATAACCATACTGCTCTATCTTTTCTAAAGCATCAGTCGCTACCACTTCGGCCATAAGTTCGCAAACATGATACGGTGTGAAGAATTGACCGGCCGAACGATTTCCAAGATCCAACCGCATAAACATTTTTCCGAGAAAATCCTGCTCCTGGTTCTGATCCAGTGCCATAGTTGTGTACGCTGCTAATTCTGGAAATATAGCTTGCTCTTCTTTTGAATACTGACGAATAATTTTAAGATATCGCTTCTCTCTTTGGTCGTAGTTTTCTTGGTCTAAAACATTCGAGATTGAACACGCATGAAGTAAAATATAATCTCTCCACACATCCCATGCTCGATGTCTGTATGTAAGTTTCTGAAAAGATTTTAAGAATTTATTCTCCCAGTCAATTTTCGATTCAGATTTCGTAGTTACTTCCGGTGGTTTCTCATCCTTCTTTTTCGTTTCACCGAAAGTTGGTTGCCACTTAGGTGGCGGTTCTTTTGCTTTGAATGCTTTAGGTACCGTAGTCTTGATCTGTGGTTTCGACTTCGGTTTTTTCTTATTCCAAAACATAATTTTTCTCCTTTCATAAAGTAAGAGTGCCGGCTTTGACACCGACACCCTCAAAACATGATTTATGCGAACGGCGGCTCCTCTTCATCCGCATATTTCTCAGCAAACACATCCTCTTCAATCGTGACATACATGGTCTTCAGATATGCCTTGATACCGGATTTTCCGTTTACTTCCCACTTTGACGGGCTGATGACCAGATCAACATTTCTGATCTCAGCATAGTCAAGAGAAGATACAGACTCCTCATCCAGCTTTGTTTTAGCTCTTCTGGTAACCATATATACATTCGGCGGAATATTATCGAACCGAACAGCTACCTGAATATAGTGAAGAGGCGCTTCATCCTCGTCTCTCGGCGGAAGGATTCTCACATTCCATCCATCTTCGCCGAGTTTCTGTGCCTGGTCTGCATCCGGGATCACAACGCAGAAATTACGGTTGCCAGCTCTATTGTACTTAGTCTCCTCTCCTCTGAAATTTCTGAACATAATACGAGCATTTTCAATAATCAGCTCATTTACATTTGCTCTTGCCATGATTAAATTCTCCTTTATTTTTTTTAATTTTCCGGTGGATTCATTGCGTTCTTCATCACAATATCTGAAATATCATAATCAAGGTCACAGTCCATATGGAAGTTATCTTTGTTGAAATGCGGACAGTCGAAGCATGTCCGATATTTATCCTCTCCGCACGGCATCGCCCATGGAACAACACAATCAACATCAGCGTCATTTGCACCAAGCTCTGGAATATACGGATCATCAGACACGAACCACTCGAAGTCACCGTACTGCGAAATAGTTTTTACAGCCTCGTCAACCAGCTTGTCGTAGTAGGATCGGTCAATGCCATCTTCTTTGCCAAGTTCTTTGACCATTTCTGATTCCATCCAACGATAACCTTTGGAACCCGTTGCAGCATAGTAACGACCGTCTTTTTCTCTCATCAGAAGTCCAGCCCCATATCCATCTTTCATCGGACAGAACTGACCAACCTTTCCGATAAAGTGATAGTCGTGTCCTTTTTCGATCAATGGTGTAAGCTTCTGACATGTTGTTTCAAAAGTTGTGTCGGATAAGAGTCCTTTCTTATAGTCGCTCTCTGCCTTACTGAATTCTTTTTCTTCCTTACTGACATCTGGTAACCCCTCATTCAGATCCAAATATAAAGAGCTGCTCACAGATTTGGTCTCGCACATATCTTCAAATGCGATTTCTTCTCTGCTAAACAGCTTCTTAAATACATATGGAATCTGGAACTGAGTACCTGTCGCAGTCCATTTTCCGCCTTTCTTTTTGTTGTCTTCAGGTATGTAACCATACATCTTCTGGCATTCTTCTGCTGATTTGTACTTTGCGATATATACGGCATCGTTGACCAAACACATACGATCGTATGTAGCCTCGTGTTCAAATGTGTATCCATATCTCTCGCCAAAATCCATAACAAACTGAATAATCTCCGGCGTTGCATCCGGGATCTTAATAGAGTCTGTCTTAATATGAGCAACCTGGAATCCACGCTTCAGAACCTCGTTCTTAAGATCGATCATGAATAATGCTCCACGTTTTGCCACGATGTTATCGATGTTTCTTGGATCACGGAACGGATTATCAAAGGACGCAGATGTAAGACCATATACTGAATTGATAGCCGTCTTAAGTGCGTTAGCGAGATCCTTTGATGTCATTTCACCGTCGATAACTCTCTGAATATACGGAGTAAGCTTGCCATCCAGCATGGTATTAACAATATCCCAAGCCTCATGCTTAATGCTTACACGACCCTCAACAATATCGCGGAACGCCTTCGTAAATCTCGGTCCAAACAGGACCTCAGCAATAGCACTATGCGGATGCATTGATGAAATATCCAGAAGTGCTGCATTTCCATACATTCCAGGAACGCCCTGAGCAAATCCGCCCTCGCCCACTTCTTCTCCACGATATGTGGATTTTCCATGGTCAAATACATACCCAGGAAAATATGGAAGAATGCTGTGAGCTTCGAATGGAACCTCATCCTCATCATTGTACTTCCAACCATAGTGAGGTTCTTCCATCATCTTAGGGCAGGCTTCCTTAAGGAAGTCCATACTCTCTTTATCCAGCGACTCTACCGGCTCTGCCAGATTTCTGTAATGGAATTCTGACTGTGGTTTCCGGTTGGTTCCAAATATAATTCTGGTTGTAAGAGAGTTTGTAGTATCATTAACAGTCATCTCTGCTAAATCTGCCAGAATCTGTCGTGCTGTCCAGTCAGCCTCAAGATAATTAAAGGCCGCCTCAGTAGCAATAACATCGTTATCACAATACTCAGCGACCTTAATCCAAAGCTCTTCCGGAACCGGTTGGTCCCATGGAAGACCAAGCTCCTGGTGATGCGTTCCAGCTTTGATGACTCTTATTTTTTCATCGGAGAATCCTTTTTTCTTAAGATCATCATCGGTAAGGTTTCCCATCTCGATTTCCAATTTCTTAAGACTCTTCTTATTACTAGCCGAAGCGAAATCGTACACATCCGTATAGGATACGTTATATGCCTCTCCAAAGAAACAGTTTGGACTTCCGTTAATGATTTTCTGCGAAAGGTTATAGAGCTGTTCGTTTGTATAACCCATTAACCTTGCATACAGAATATGGTTATCATATCTCCGACAGTTGAAGCCAACCAGTCTGAACCGCATCAGCTCCTCGATCTCACTCGGAGACGGGTTGATCATTCTTACAACAGGCTTTCCCTCGCCCTCTATTTTCCAGTTTACAAGGAATAAGTTTGGAAAAACCTCAATATCATAGAATACCAGCTTTGCGTCATCATTTTTAACCGCTGTGGACGGATCTGCGGATTTAAACTGCATTTTGTTGACCAACTTAATACAGTAATCTGCCTGATGAGTGCTATTCGCTGCAAATGCTAATACTGCATTGCGCATGTCTGTGACGTCGTACTTCAAATCGCTTCCATACGCATCTTCCAGTATCTTGTAGATAAAATCGATACTGGGCTTAGTTCCCGGATGTATCTCTTTATTAAGATTCCGTTTAATCAGTGTTCTAAGCCCTTTCTCGCTCTTAATCGCTTCAAAATTTACCATTTTTTGTTCTCCTTTCAGCGGTAAACCGGAGCTAATTGTTGCGATAGGCAAATGGTTACACTTTGACAGCATACGCCGCAAAGAGCTTTTGCCCGTGAACACCTTAACTTCAACATGGTCGTCATACACTCTGCTAAGCTGTGTCGGATCGCCGGTATAAATATAATGAAGATGTATACCTTGTCCAGATTTACTAAGCTCAGCATAGGTCGGAGGCCACTTGCTTGCTTCTGCTAAATTCTTTTCAAATGACTTGTTTCCAGATTCGTCTGGAATATCAAAGTCAATCACAATATGATTCTCCGGAACTTTCACATAATGAAGTTTTTTCGTATCAATTCCAGATAATTTCGTGCGGACAGAATCCCATTTTTTCTGAGGTGTTTCGTTTTCCGAAGCATACTGTGCAGGGCATTCCGAACACACATCATCAAATATAGATTCAGTGCTATCGAATTGGATCAGTGCCGGTTTGACTACTTCCGCCTTTTCCTCTACAGTTTCTTCTTCAAATTTTTCTGTTCTGAACCCGATGTAATAACTTCTAACGCGAGTTCCATCATCAAGATTGAAGCGTTCCTGAAAATCATGAAAATAGTTTTTAAGTTCCTCTTTGAATACCCTCTGTGAAAACGGGAACCCAACTTTGGCGTCGTCACAGTAGGTTTTGTACATCTCCCATGCGGCTTTCAGAGTTGTCCCGTTTTCTTTCTTAAATACATGGTACGAATCGATAATGAAGTTATAGAAATCATTAGATGCACCAAGCATCGTAATCGGAATATAATCGTCATAACGACCAGGATTGTTCGAATATACCTCCTGGCAGTGGTAAGCGATAGCTCCCAACTCAAATTCCACTTGCTTCACAATCGTTTTGTACTCTTTTGGATTCAGCTTATTTCCAGATGGCGATACATCGATCAATCGTCGAATCAGACCGGACTTTGCATCCGTAATCTTGACCGGCTTATTTGTTCCCATAAACAGGAAACATTTGAACCGGTTTGAGTACGTAGACTTGAATTTTTCGTTCACAGTCATCAGCTCATGAGATACCAAGCTGTTCAATCTGGTATTATCCTCAATTCTCGATAAATCGCCATCGTGCTGAATGGCAACCAGAGGGTTTGTTTTAAATGCTTCCAATGCAAATGAATTGCTGGAAGATCCAAGTGCTTTTGCGTCAAATACAGAATAGTATCCGTCGAAAAGCTGCTGAATAATGTTAAGAACTGTGGATTTACCTGTTCCAGCAGCTCCGTATAAAACCATAAATTTTTGCAGTTTTTTGGATTCTCCAGATACGATTGACCCTATAGCCCACTCAATTTTTGTCCGCTCTTCTTCCGAATATAAAGTAGACATCAATTTCTCATAGGCAGACAAATCGCCAGCTTCAAGCGGATAATTCAACTTTTTGCTGGCATAGTCTTTTTTATTAGTTTCTGTATTGGAAAATATAAGTTTGTCATCCAACGTATGAAAGCTGTCCCTCATCTGCTTCTGACAATACTTATGCCATGAGTCGATCATACCCGACTCGGCATCCCACATATGCAGGACTTTAATATCGGAGTTAAAACGCTGGCGGTTCTCCTCAGCATATCTATCCAGTTCGCGGTCAATGAGCTGCAAGGCATCTTGCTCGTCCGTAGACCATAAACCACGTTCCTCAATCCAGATAGCATAGAAATCACCACCTCGAATCATTAGATCGGTGCTTTTTTTAATAATGAACTTTGGATAGATTTCTATTACTCCACGTTTCGTTGAACGTGTTGAAATCACCATAAAGTCGATCATCGCATTTTTTACTCTCCTTCCGGACGCTTAAGTTCCTCGATTTCCTTTTCCAGTTTTCTGATACGCAGTGCCTGGTCCTTCTGCTCGATTTTCATAACAACCAAGTTTGCAGTTGTCATGACAGCAAAGATTGTGAGCTGCTTATTGAAGCTCCGCTGTTTACTGACCGCTCTTGTAGCAACGTCCAATCTTTTCTCAGATGACCGTAAGCTGCTAAAAATATAAGTAAGCATTTCGCCCATTACTTTTTACCTCCTCTTAATCCGTTCATGAAGCTCTCAACAGTCTCAAACCGCCAATTTCCTTCGTTGTTGAACGTAAATATAAATTCCTGATGGTTCTTCTGACGGATGCGAATACTGTTCTTTCCGTTCTGGAACCAGGTTTCCACATTATCCCCAGCGTACTGCGGAAAATATAACTCGAACCACTTGTATACCTCACTATGGCTCATAACGCCCTCCTATCTGATATTGTCGAGATACCAGTTGGCCTGATACCAAATCTCGATATCTCTCATATCGTATCTGCAATGCTCGATTGTGAATAATCCACCCTTGCCATCCCGTCCGTAGTCACGATTCAGGAATCGCCGAATAACATCGATGGCATGAGCCTTGTCGAATTTGGAATCATCCATGGAACCCAACCCAAGGCTCACTATCATATCCCAAAACCACTGACCTGTCCGATTACCGATGTCAGGATCATCCATGATGTGCTCTTCTAAGCGTATAGCAAGGGCAATAATCATTTCTAAAACACTGCACGGACGATTATCCAAATAACTTGCAATCATACTATCCCGGTATCCTTGCTCGTTTCCGAATCTATATCGAAGATCGATCCCATCGTCATAGCGGTTGCCATCAAGAGCAATCGTATACGTAAAATCCGTATCATGAAGCAAAAATAACAACTTACGATACGACAAACCTCGCGAATATTCATCGTCGCATACGAGCTGGTACATCCAGTCAAAATATGCATTGTTCAGCTCATCCCGTGTCATCATACCTCCATCTGATGCGGCATATCTTCAACCACTTCAGAATAGGTCCTCTGATCAAGGAGAATTTCGTAATCACACTTTCTTGCGTCATTACGAACAAAGACAGAGTCGTCCTCATACTCTCCAAAATGATTCAAAGAATCAATTCCAACAGCATCTTCCACATCCTCAATTACTTCATCGTTTTCATCAGCCAGTACACCATCTGCATAGTAGGTAAGGCTGATCTGCTCATACTCTTCATCGTCACCAAACTGCTCCGGCGGAATCACATACGGACCGGCTTCAGAAACAGGCTTTTCTTCCTCGTCCGAACCGAAATCAGAATATCGGGTGTAACCCTCTTTTTTCAGACGTTCCGCATACTCTTTAAGATCTGGTTTTTCTTTGTCCGCATCTTTAATACCTTCAGCAACGGTTTTCTTTACGGACTGATCCTTTAATTCCTGCTCACGTCTTAAGAAAACCTCTTTTACAGAGTCAATTTCTTCCTGCGCAAGAGCTTCGTATTTATCTTTAAGCAGATACCATGTCACTATCGAACCAGTCACAGTGCCGACGATAAATGCCAAAGAAAACAGAGCTTTATTACTCATCTTCGTCCTCCTCGTTCTGAATTGTCATAACAGTGAGAGCAAGCCCACCAAAAAGTAAAGAGGCACTCAACAGAATGCCTCCTGTGATATGTCTTTTTCTCTTAGTATCCAGTATGTAATCCATCATGGATATAAAATTTCCAATGCCATCCATCAGTGATGCTCCTTTCCGCCCATAAGAACGGCTAGACCACTAACAAAGCAAATGCCAGCAAATGCTGAAAATGTTAATCCCATGAAACCTGTCATAGTTTAGGACTCCTTTCTATTCATAACTTGAAAAATAATGATTACCTACTTGAAACATTGGTGTTCCGTATTTTCCATATCCGCCAGCAGTGAAGAATATCGTATCCACATTGGTTCTGGATTGCAGTTCCTCTTCAACTAACTGGCAAATATCATCATCCACAAAACACTTATCGACTCTCCCATTCCACATGGATGAAAACTGATTTGCCTGATATATAACGCCATGCACTGTATCCGGGAAATATACAGAATCTACACGATTTAAGATGGTGTCGATCACTAATCGTTTTCCTTCCTTGCATTCGCCCTCAGCTTCTGCCATAGTTACAAGAGCGATTAGCTCAATATCTTCCTGCGGCAATAGCGTATCCTCCACATACTCTTCGATTTCAACTGCCGACACCGTTTCCTCTAAGGGTTGCTCAGAAATAATTACAATAGGATCAATAGGTTCAGCTTTTAAAGTCGGCTGCATTTCGATATACTCGTACTGATTTACCCGTTCTGCTGAGCAGACAAAACCTGTGCAAATAATCGCAAATACGCAAAGAGTAGGAAGGATTACCATACGAATACAATTTCGCATATGTATCCTCCTCACAAAATTAGATCAGATCGAGAATCGGTCCGTCTACATTGAACTCCATAAGAATAGCTTTCTCGTAACCGCCATCCTCAGTTTCACGGTTGGTTTCCAGAATACCGAAATCAACGAAGTTGTCGCCGTTTTCATTTCCCTCCGGTTTATAAATCCAACCAACAGTCTGGCTCATCTTAGTACGCTTAATACCGAGCTGATCGTATACATCGCTAAGGAATAAATATCCATTAGCCTTGAGCTTGTCGTTTGCCAGATTCTGCTGAGAACGCAGATACATAAGGTTGTAATCCATATTGGATTCGTACGCCTCACAAGTATCGTCAAAGAAACGGGCATAATCGTTCGTAGAAGGTGCTGCTACATCTACGGTAGACTTCACCTTTTTCTCTTTACCACTGTCCGGATCAGTTACAGTTTCCTCAAATTTCTTTGCTTTGATGTTGTAGCGAAGTTCTTTATCAACCTCCGCGCCAAAGCGCTCAACCACCCGATTTCTGTACTCCTTGAAAGTCTTATCCACAGTTGCATAAGCGGCTGCCAGTGCTACATTTCTCTTCTTGAGAATATTGTGAGATGCAACAATACTTGCGATGGATAATGTTCCAAGAGCAACAGCAGGAGCATAGAGCTTAGCGACTTTTACACCAGCCTGTACATAAACGATAGTCAAATCTTTCTTTGCGTCATCCTTAGAATACTCCGCCGCCAGTTCCTCATTTTCAGCACATTTATGAATGGCATCAATATCTTTCTTGGACTTCTCCAATACGCTGTCCAACTTAGTTGTTGCATGGCAAGCCATAACGGCACTTGCAACAGTGCCAACAACACCAGCCACTACCAGAATCTCAGGGCTATGCTTCTTAAGTTTCACACTTACTTTGCTGAAGGTCGTGGAAACGTTCTTAATGATTTCTTCTTTCTTCATATCAGTTATTCTCCTCTTCAATTTTTTCTTTCTTCTCTAAATGATCGATCAAGTGCTGCGTGTACCACATGATCTTTTTCAAATCCTGAATGCCGTTTTTATTTTTCCAGCGGCACGCATACTTGATAATGTTACCAGTATCGGTTGCTTCGATACCTTTTAAATCGAAAGTGAATGCCTCAATAACATCGATCACTTCCAAACCTGTTTCTGACTGATAATGGCTCGGATGAGACACCATTTTATCATCTGATTCGTACATAAATATCCCTCCTAGTTCAACGGTAATGCCTTCGGAAGTTTAATCATGTATCCGTCTCTTACACGAATTACAGATGCATTCCGAATATCGGTCCAACCGTATTTATTGTCTGTATAGTTGCCAGAAACGCCAACCAGATCATAGAAGTCAGCGACACTAACTACCTGGTATGTAGCAATAAGCTCGTCCATTCTTTCCAAAACGTCTTCTGCTTCACCACGAGATTCCAGAATGATATCATCGTAATCGTATCCAGTTCGTGTTCTTGATACGTTTCCCGAATCTCGTCGATCCCGATCGTCATAATACTTACGGTAAGAAATCTTGGATGACGTTGACGATCTCCCACCTCTTGAGTTTCCGCTAACACCAAGGAATGCTCTGACAGCATCCAAGATAATGTCTTTTACGGCCGGAACCACGATATCTTCAAAAATATAGCTTTTTACATCATCTACGTCTTCCGGAACAAATACGTTTGTAATCTTCTGAAGACCATTCTTTTTCTTCGATTTGACAGAACCACTGACAACCTTTTCAACTCTTTTCTCCGGAATATCATCATTCTGGTTCTGTCGTGATTTATGGGAATTGGATTTGTATTCCTCCATCTCTAAATCTCCTTTCAATTAACCGTTACCACTTTTCCAGGGAGGGTTATCCTCGTACTTGGAATACGGTTTGTTTTCTTCTTAAACTGATACACCAGATTACTTCTGGCTTTCTTTTCGGATGCCGCGTATGTAGAACCCTGCCATCTATTTGCAACGCAGGTATCAAACTCCATAACCGGTCCATCATACATATACTGATTCATAGGACACCTCCCTTAAAAAGCAAAAGGGAAAGCACCCTGTTATAGGTACTCCCCCTCTGTCTGAATCATCGATTCAATTCTTATTCAGAATCCTCTTCTGTCTCTTCATCGATATCCGTAAACTCTCCGTCGACGATATCGCCCTTCGGCTGAGTTACAACCGTCTTACGATTCTCACGCCAGTTCTTGAATTTTGCTGTGGCCGGAACGACTACAAATTTGTAGGTTAATGCACCTGCAATCATAGCCAATCCGATAGTTGTTGCTTTCTTCATACCGCCGTTAGAAGCCGCCTTCACGATCTCCTCAGTAGTTGTTTCGATAACCTCTTCGTTGTTGTTCATGATTTCGTTGTTCTCCATAATATGTTCTCCTTTCAGATTTGAAATATGTGGTTCTTCCATAATAGTGTTTGTAAATTCTGCGAACCTTACATTAAGCCACGGAAGTCATACCTCGGACCATAGCCATAATCAATAACCAGACAAGGTGTTCCATCCGTAGCAAGCTGGGAACTAAATCTCAGATCGATATATCCATTATCAATATTCCAGCCAAGATCATCGCCAAGCTTAATAGGCTCTAATCCGACCTCATAATAGAAATCATTAAGTGAAATATACATTTCATCTCGCATTTGACGATTTAATTCATTCTCAGCCTTTTTTAATTTGTCGATGTCCGATTTAAAATATCTTCCGGATACAGCATCGAAACATAAGGTATCGCCTTTTGCTGTGACGATAACTTCTTTGTTTTCAACTGGATTTTTCTCAAGACGTTCCTTAGCAACGGCATCCCTCACAGTCTGTTCCTTTTTCTCGCCGATTGTTTCTACCACTTTTTTCTGATAATCTCTCAATGTCGATTCGGAAATGGTATACGCTGCTGTCAGTGCTGCATTTCTTCTGGCATTAACAGAACTTGCTCCGATAAGACAAGCTACTGATACTGTTCCAGTAACTGCCGCGGGAATATAGCACTTCCAAGCAGTTTTAATGGTGTCGATTGGTTCCAGTTTCTCAGTGTGTCGACGACGTTTTTCCTCATCTAATAATTGGATTGCTTTAGGGGTGGCTCGTACGGCCATTACGGTAGTTGTCACCATTCCAGCAATTCCAACTCCTGTGAGGATTTCGGGACTATGCTTTACTGTAGCTGTTTTTACACTTTTACAGATCTTAGTTAAATTTGGTTTCTGCATTTCAGTCTATCCTCCATAAAATATAAACGGGGCACAAGGCCCCGCGATTTATCTAACCAACCAGAACTCCGGACGAACTCCATCAGAGTTCGAAGCGTAGTGGCAGGCCGCAGTGCCATCGTAGTACACACCGGCAAAGGCAGCCGAAGAAAATTCCTTCTTGGTAGTATTTCGGAGCCAACCACACGCACAATCGTTGTTGTAATAAGCAACACGGTTTCGTCTCTGTTTCATGAGTGGTAACTGCTCATCGTCATCAGGCTCGATATGTTCTTTATCCCAGTTGTCGCCCCATCCGCAGATTTCACCAAGCGTAGGAATAGTCAGCCCAGTCATGTGATTTCTTAACACTTCCGGAAACATTTTAAACAGATCATTTTCAATCCATTTTTTAAGATCGGATTTTTCATATCCACCCTCGTTGCTTCCGTTTTCGTTCATCGGGCGTTTTGCGATATAATCATCGAACAAGAATAATACCCTATCGCCTTTTACCATCTGTACGGTTGCCGTGAATGTTCCGAGATCTCCTAAAGGAATCTCAATCTGATCACCGACGGCAATGTCGTTCGGAAGAATCGAGCTAGTTCCAAACAGGGTGCTAAAAATCTCAGCTATAATTTCAGCATCGGCTTTGCAATATTCCTCACATGCCTTGGTTGCTTCTTTATTTGCACTGAGATTGATATACTTTCTATACATTCTCTCTACAGTTGGAATGTCAACACCTTTCTCGGTTAAGCTGATAATTTCCTCTCCTAAAGTCATTTCTCTCGTACACATAGTGCGTTCTCCTTTCAGAATATAAAAATTTATTTTGGTACCTATGAAATTAGCAGGTCTATAATCCACTCAAGCATGTCTTTTGCACAAGAAAAAACATAACTTGTCCTAGGATTCACACATGAATATGAATCGCATTCGTCTCGAAACGATTCAATCACGATCAGCGGTGGTATCTCTGGATGTTTGCAGAGTCGTATTAACACTTCTCTTCCAGCCCATCTCATATAACTCGCCTGCTCGAAGTCATAACCACGCTGAATTATTGGCATCGTTGCAATAGCATAACGGACAGTATAAATGGCTCTTTCAGTCGGTGATTCCATTTGTCTCCTCCAAAAGAAAAAGCGAAAGAGTCTTGTTAGGACTCCTCCGCTTCATCTTTGTCTCTCCGGGCAAGTGCTTCACTGACCTTTTCTTCAATTTTTTCATCCATTTTCTGTTCATTCACCCAATCAGTGATAAGGTTTACGCCTACACCGATTACGGTTGCTGCTACTCCAATAGCCTTAATCCATTTACTTTTATTATTCATTATGACACTCTCCTTTCATAATACAGCTTGCGATTTATGCGAAGTTAATCTTCATCGGTTTCTAATTGTGGACTATAGACAAAATCAATCACATAAACTTCCAGCCCATCTTCTAAAATGGTCTTATGATGATCGAAATCAATCCAAGCAAGTCCATCAGAATATATCCAATGCCATCCCAATTCATCTCCGCCAGGAATAGTAGGCATTCCTAAAAAATTATAAAAATCATTCACGTATACTGAAGCACCCAAACACCAATTACGATTAAGATGGTACTCAGCTTCCAACACCTGTGCGACCGTACTTTCGAAATATCGTTTGGAAAACGAATCGTAAAACAATCTAACATCTTCGGGATTACGTTCGTCAAAAGCTAATGACGTGTTATCGCATAACCCACATGCTGATACATAAGTGTTCTCGGCTTTTTCGACCATAATCGAATCTATAATCTTCTGGTGTGCTTCTTCCCCATACAGTTCTTTAAGTTTGTCTTTATAGTCATGATATGATGAGTTCAACAAAGCATACGCACTCGAAATTGATGCCTGCTGCCGCTTATTCAGCACATTCGCTCCAAATATGCATAATATAGTTGCGGTTCCGCTGATTGCTGCCGGAATATAGCAGACCCATGCCGATCTAACCGCTTCGAGCTTGCTATAAGCCTCCGGATCACCATCGTGATTTACTTTGCTGTCGGCTCTAATTTTACGAAGAGCTTTCGGTGTTGCACGTACAGCCAATACTGATGTTACAATAACACCAGCCGCACCAAGTCCAGACAATATTGTCGGTGATGCTTTTCTCAGATAGATTTTTGACCTCTGAGCGAGTCTTTGAAGATTTGGTTTCTTCATCATGTTCTCCTTTCGTTTTTATTTCATAGCACGTAATAAATCCAGGACATCTGTGGATATGTCCACTGCTACTGAAAACATAAAATTGTTATCCGGATTGATTTTTGAAAACTGATTCATCATTCGCCGGAAGTCGCCAACAAATATGATGAAATCCTCAACCGATCCAGATTTCTTTGGATAGAGTCTACCGACGATGTATCTTTTCAACTCATCAATAGCCCATACCGAATAGCTCGATTTTTCAAGCTCTTTCTTCCATTTCCAACCTAATGGAAACCACGTATCCATCTGATACGTATCGCATAACAATAAGTCAAGTTGTTCGATAGACATCCGTTCTCTCCTTTCTGCAAAAATAAAAGAGAAACAGGATGGACTCGAACCATCGACTTCGGGACTTTAATCGTCTCGCGCTCTCCCAACTGAGCTACTGTCTCTCTCATAATATGCCTTGTAAATTTTGCGAAGTAAAAGGAAAGAGGCGTTGTATTCGCCTCTCTCGGTTAATTTAAACCAATACTCTTTAAGATGCTCATCAGCTCGTCTTTATCGAGTTCTGCATCTACATTCAGATGAAGATGAGTCTTTCCATCGCTTATAGTGGTAATAGCTTCGTTCAACTGAATATCAATGTTGTATCCGGTTTTCTTGCGTATTACCATCTTTATTGCTTTAGAAATAATTCCCCTCGTGAATTTCGATACTATTCTCATTTCGTCCATGCTCCTTTTACTCCTTTCAAAGCTTCGGTTTTTCATAAAAGGAACTGTTATTTTGGCGAAAAAGAAGAGACGTTGTTAGCGTCTCCGTCTCTTTTGGATATGTAACTCATAAATCCCCAAGGTCAGCACAATAGTTGCTACTATTATACCTAAGATGGCAACGATCATACCGACCGCACTCAAAAATATCCACGCCATCAAAGCTCCGATAATACTAATCAGTAAAATCGAACTTGCTGTAGCGAAATACTTAAGAACACCAATCGCATAATCAGTTACTTTTCCGATAGATACATAAGTTTCAATCATTTTTCGTTCTCCTTTATGTGAAATTATTTAGTTCATTTTCCATAAAAGTCTTTGTAAAAAGTGCGTTCAAATTTCACGTCTATCGAAACATGTTTCCCATCGTTGACGCTGTATTGGCTTCATTTTTAATGCCCACATCATTTGTCTTATAGTGACTGTCGGATATAGTCCGTCCGTACACTCCCCGGAGCGGCTATCAAAATATTCCTTGAATTTTGGATGTAAATACAAAGAATCAGTCAGCCACGAATCAACCTCGGTCCAATATGTACTTTTTGTATCTGCACTAAATCGCTGCTGAATCACTGCGAGACCTTTATTCCCTATCGTAAATAGGGTGCAACGATCATACACAGGATGATTGCAAATATAAAGTTCACCGTACATCGACAAATAGATGTCTGGTTTTTGATAATGGTACCGCATTTCTATCTCCTCATAGCAAAAAGAAAAGAGCCTTAGATTTCTCTAAGACCCCTCTCGTTTTAGCTAATATTCAAACTTATTTGTCTTCATCGGCAACGCCTAAGACGTCTTCTCTGGTTGGGTATACGTTTTCGTACTTTTCATCCCCTTCACAGCCATACTCATCTAAATCAACGCTGTGTCCGCAATGTGGGCAAACCAATGTGTCCTCCCACTCATCTTCGAATTCCATTACGCTTCCACACTCAGAGCAAATATATCTTCCGCTCATCATTGCCTTAATCTGTTCTTCGTTAAAAATACTCATGCTAAAATCTCCTTTCAAATTGTCTGTCCGTTACACCTTGCTATAAGTATAACGAGCATAGTTAATCTGTTCAAGAGATAAAGCTTTATTCTCTCATAAAGAGCCATGTATTTTTCACGTAAAAAAAAAAGAAAAAGGAGATGCAAATACAATCACATCTCCCGAAGTATTATTACCACTCGACAACGACTATCTTATTTTCCTTACAGAAGAATACTGTAATTGTTACATCAGCTTTCAGATCTGTTTGATCAATGTGGTATTCGAATTCGGTTTTTCTATCGTTTCCATTCTTAACAAGCTGACTCTGGATTGTCGGTTCACAATCCTCATCACAGTTGTTATCCATAATTGTTACGATTCGCTTCCGCAAATACTCACTTTCTTCAAACATCACTGTAAACTGCCATAAGTAATCCTCGTTCTCTCCGCACGGAATGCTTACCGTTGTCATGTTTGTGGTCGTTGGTACTTCAATGTAGATTTTGCTCATATAAAGTCACTCCTTTCCATAAAAGCACTTGTAAAATACACGTAAAAAAAAACGAAGAGGACATGCGTCACACACGTCCCCAACGTTTCAGAATTTCCTCTCTATTTCTTTGTAGGTCTAAAACGGTTGATTAACCCTTTGAATGTTGAAGATGTGAAGGTTCCAGTTTCTTCAAACTTAAATCCTTTATTCATCCAGATACCATAGCACATCAACGGAATCAATAATTCTGCTGCTGCGATACCAACTCTGAAATATCGATCCTTAACCTGCTCTGCAATCTGCCGCTCTTTGAAATCGCAATCTTTGTTGTTAGACTCATCATCCATAACACGTCGATTGTATTTCTCATCGGCATCCCACACGCTCTTGTTTTCCTCGATTCTCAGCTTGTAAAGCTTTGTCAGATCATCAATCGCTGTTGATTTTTCTTTGGTTCCAGACTGCAAATCAGATAAAGCCTCGATCTGTGCTGCAATCTCCTCGCTCAATAATTCTTCGATGTTTTTTTCTTCCATTTTGTTCTCCTTTCAAATAATTATTAGGTTCATTCCATAATAGAGAGTGTTATTTATGCGAAATATAATTTTTCAGCTCTACCCGTAAGCAGACATAGCGTTGCTTATATATCGCATCTGCCCCGGAACGATCTAATTCGAGAAATAAATAAGGTCCGCTGTCTGGATCTGATTCATCGACCCTCAGCGAACCCACCGGTTTCTCTCTGAATATAAATCTCGATATAAGCATTCCGATAACAACACCGATCAGTAATACGATTATTAAACTCATAGTCTCCCTCCTTCCAAAAAGTTTTCTAAAAATCACCACCCGGCAATTTTTCAAATATCAAATTAGCACGTTTTCCGGTAACCTCCGTCCTGTTTTCTAATCTAGGATAAAAAGAAAGAGCCCTTGCTGGCTCAGTCTTCTTAAATCATGTTTCTATTTGACTAAATCTGTCATCCATATTTAATTCGTAAACAGATCGAGTGCTTCTAAAGTCTTGTATTCCGCTTCTTCGAACGCATTAGCTCCGTTTCTGAATGTTGACAATGCAAGATAGGAAATTCCTACCAATACGATACCTCCGCCAATCAAAAAATCCCTAATAGTTTTCGAATTTAAAGTTGTTACTAGAATATCCTTTGACTCTCCTGTTTTTGGATTTGTAATAGGTCCATAAATAGATTTAATCATAAAATATCACTCTCCTTTCATAAAGGGCAATGTAAAACTTGCGTATCATTTTCTCTCTCGATTCAGCAGCCAAAAGAATCGTCTGTATAATTCGTAATAAGTATCTTTGCAACACGGTATCCCTAATCTAACTTTCAAAATATCATAGGACCAGCCCTCGGTGACAGCTTTTAAAATATATGGGGCTAATTGTTGATCTGTCTGCTCAGCCACCCTTTCGATCATATCGGTTCGCTCTGAATAATACGCACGTGCTATTCCGACTTTTGCTGTCGGATCGCCAAGCGTGCTGGTTACTATGAACATCGCCCAATCTGCCGGTTTACTGCTGAAACTATTGAGTGATGCATAAGCCTTTCTCCAAATCGGGTATTGAAGACAGAAGTGTTTTAATTCGTAGTAGCGATGTTTCTCAATCCAATAAGGATTTTTTTCGGATAATTCCGGTCTGATTGTGGTTGCCATAATGTATTTCCTCCTTGTGAATTCTATTCTAGGTTAGAAATAAACAATAGTAAAAACAACCTCAGTGGAATGACCGCAAAAAGAAAGAGCCGCTGTTAGCGACCCATTCTCATATTCTTAAATCTAATTCTCTGTAGTTGAATACGCATGTCAGATATTTCTTTTCTGATAGTTTCAACTTTCTGGTATTCATATCCTTTACATCTGAACATCATGTCCTCGAAATAAAGAATTTTACTCTCCAATCTTTGTTCTTCACTACTCATACTGCACCTCCATAAAATATGTATTCATTTCATAAAGGGAGTTGTATATTTTGCGTTTTCCATCTAATCATCGTTAATTCGCAAGGATAATCTTCGAAACCAACGGTATCGCAAGTTATTAAACCTTCTATAACCCCGTCTATAATTTCTGATTCGTATTGTTTATATGGGTAAATATAATCCGGCAAGTATCTCCGAATGCATCTACAACCAACACATTGATACCGTGGTACTATGATCCATCTGCTTTTTCGACTCTTAGTGCGTACAATTCTACGAACACTATCATAATATTTAAGTTTGTCCCCGCACATCAAACAATTACTGACAGTCATATAGAAAATTCCTTTACCTGTTTTCTTTAGGATATATGAACATCGGTAACAATTCAATATTTGGGTAGACATAAAAATACGCCCAGATGACCAGGCGTAAAATTATAAGCAATGTTCTACTGTACCATTTTCTGTACCATTTTTGAATATAAAGACGCTTTCAGATGACTTCAGACGAAATAATCGGTTTCAAAAAATCCAGTAAAATCAACGGTTTGAAGCTTGATGAAACTTGTCGAACTCCGAATAGCTATTTCAATAGGCGAGTGCTAATTTTTTGTAAAAAGTTTTTTTATTAAAAAATCCCCCGTCTATTTCATAAGACGAGGGGTAATATTATAAGTTGATCTGTTTTTATT